ATGTCTGCGGCGTCGAGCGGCTTGACTCTGTGACCTTCGCGTGCCTTCAAAATTGCACACAATTTTTCTACGAATAATACGAGAGGTTTTGGACCGCTGCTTGTACCACCAAAGCCGTGAATAGGATCACCAGCAGGACGTATGCAAACGGTTGAATACGAAAATGAGCGACCTGTTTCAAAGAATGATTCTAAAACTCTACGAGTTAGTTCATTCCAACCTTCGCGTGAATCAGGGACTATAAAATCAGCGTCTTTTGTATCCCTTGAAACAATATTAACGTCCTTTTTAACTCTTGGTAGTTTGCTGACAAATCTGTGCTCTACAGACATACCAACACCGCCGCCTAACATTAGCAAATCTTGTGCTAATACGAAATTAGTCCATTCATCACCAGCAACAAACCAGCAGTTATTTAGGGCAACACCGCCAAGTTTTTTGTGTGATGGAGCGCCGCTATACCACCAACCACGACCAGCAGGACCAGCTTTGCGATTAGTTAGATAATATTTTAGACGCGCAATCTCTTCTTCGCTTACGTTGTGTCCTTGCACGTTTCCACGGATAACACGATCAACTGTGTCGTTCCAATTCTCTAAAACGCCAGTATCTTTACGGGCATACGTGCGCTTATAAACTACTTTTGCTAAGTTAGACCAATTGCTCATTTTTTGTCTCCATATTGTTTTTATCTGGCTCACAGCCATTTTGTGTTCCGTATTTTTGAGTGCCACTTTCTGCACAAGAAACCCTATCGCTGATAGATTTAAATGGTCCACTCATATAGTGATGCTTTGTAAGGAATTGCAAAAACTCTTTTTGAAAACTTCTGTCTTCATCCATATGAATAACAAGAATATTTGTTAAGTCTAACATTTCTTCTTCTAGCGGTTCATCTATTTTTATTAGCTCTCTAATAATTTTTTTAGTTTCTGCGTGATAGGGCTTATCATCAAACACATCATCCATAGTTCTATTTTTGTCTTTGATCCACTTAGCAACACCTTTTTCATAACCAAGTGGTTGTAAATAATTTTTTAAATATTCATTTCTTTCATCTTGATCTCTTTTTTCAAAGTATTTTAGACGGGAATAAAAGTCTTTATTTTCTTTTAAAGAAGATTTTACTTTAATTTTAATCATAAAAACTCCTTAACGCGAACAACATTTTGCGCTCCTACTAAACGGTTAACCTCCTCATTATTTTCAATTAACATAAATGTTGGAACTCCCGTAATTCCAAAATCATTTGCCATGTCACGATTTTCGTCGATGTCAACGATTTCAAATTGAACGTCGTTTCTCGATTCTTTTAATTGTTGAAAAACTGGTTTCGCTTGCTTACACGGATTACACCAACTTGCTGAAAACATTACAATTTTTTTCATGATGCCTTCTTCTCCCGCTTATAATTTTTATACTTCTCTTTCAAATTTTCTTCTTGACGCTTTGTAGCTTTTTCCATGATCTCTGTTGCCGTTTCAGTGCTTTGTTGCAATACTTTAATCTTAACGTTGCTTGTATCCATGAAAATTGGGAATACTAATCCATCAGGTCCGTTTCTGTTCTTAGCAACAAAGATACGTCCTTCGTTAGTGTTTTTATCCTTTATTGTTCTTGAGATCGTAAAAATGAAATCCGCGACGAAGCATTTATTGAAGGCTTCTGAGATGCTTTCCATTGTGATAACTTCTGCGTTAAGTCCGCTTCGGTTAGTCTGAGATGCAGTCCAAACAGGACACCCATAGATCTGTGCAATAGCCCGCATTTCTTCATAGATGCTCTCCAATTCATTGCGCTTCTCACGTTGCGCGGTGATTGGTCTAATTAGATCGCCGTAATCGACAATGACCATATCAATTTTAAAATCTTTACGCTTCAACTTCTCAAGATGATTTTTGATTGTATTGGTTGTTGCAGATTTAGTTGGATATTCTTTGACAATAAGCTTACCTTTGATATCCTTAATTGTTTCCCAAACTAAATCTTTTTGATCCTTTACATCAGAAAGTGGAATACCAGAAATACAAGAATCGTATCTCAGAGCAACAACTTTATCTTGAAGCTCTAACGAATAGTGTACAACATTTTTGCCAGCTTTTAAAGCTTCCGCTCCAATGTGAACCAACGCCATGCTTTTACCAGCACCAGTTGGCGCAATAACTACACCAAGCTCACCTTTGCCTAATCCGCCCTTTGTGATACCATCAATAAGCTCCCAGCCAGTGGAAAGAGGGTTGCGTGCCATGATTTCAAAGCGCTTTTCAAAGTCTACAATAAAATCATAGCCATGATTATTGTCAGTTCCAAGTTTTAGTGCATCATTGATGATTTTACTGATCTCATCATAAGATGATTGTTGGATCAACCCAACGGATTTAATCATTGCTTCCTTCAACTTCTGCTTTTTACAAAAATCTAAAGAAACATCTTTAATGTGTTGTTCACCATCTAATGAAAATTCATTAGCTTGAACTCTTGCAAAAAATTCACGGGTCTGCTTTTGCAGCAGTTCTGGTTCTTTTTCAATTTCTGTCCGTAAAATAGTAGTCATTGTATCGCGTGATGGATGTGTTCCATACTTTTTGCGATACTCAAAAACTTTCTCCACGAAAAGACGTAAATATTTTAACTCAAAGAAGTTTGGATCTAATACTTCTGAGATTTGATCGCAGAATACGCGGTCATCTAACATGATTTGCACTAAATTATCTTGAAACTTTGTTCCATATTTTTCAAAACTGGCTTTTTCATTTCCCAACGACATTTTATCTCCCAAAGGAAGGTCTACTATACACCAACAAATTAGCAGTTTTCAAGCTGAATCTTTTTCAGCTGCAAAAACAAATCTGAGAAATCGGTTTCTCCAAACCCATCCTGAATTGACATTTTAATAATTTCTAATTTATTAAATGTACACTCGCTGTTCTCTAATGCAAAGTTAATGCTTTCACTATCCTGCACTGAGATATTTGGCACCCCGAGTTGCATGATTTTATAATTATCACGAACGCGGTTCTGCTGTTCCAAGATTGTTTTGTATGCCTTTACATCAGTCTCCGTTGTTTTGCAAACGCTTAAAAGCTCATCAATTGTATAACTTTTGCCTTCTTTCAACATAGGAAAACGTTTTGCCACGGTAGGCAATCCAATTCCGTCAACGCCTTCAATATTGTCTGACTTATCACCAGAAAGAGCGCGAGCTAAACAAAAATTATTCGGATGAATTCCATATTCCTCAACGATTTTTTTCTTATTTAAGATTTCGTGTTGAACTGGTCTATAGAGAATAGTAGAGTCGTTGCAAAGCTGAATAAAGTCTTTGTCGCTCGACACGATAACTTTATTATATTTCTGCATCGTATGATGATTTGCTACAGCTGAAATAAGATCGTCGGCTTCAACGCCGTCTAATAATAGCTGGACGATTGGCATTTGATTGATGTATTCTGCCAATCGCGTCATTTGCCAGATCTTATTATCAATTTCTTCGTTATCAGAAAGGTTTTGAATGTTTCTATTTAGACGAATAGGTTTTCTGCCATCTTTATAGTTTTTATTCATAGCCTTGCGTTTGGCAGAACCGCCCTTGCCATCCCAGCAAATAACAACACGATTTGGGTTAGTTTCGCGGCAAAGCTTTTGCAGAATTTTTATAAATCCCTTTAATCCACCAATAGGCTGACCATTTGTTGATACGCTTGGATCGACAATATAAGCTCGGAAATAATTGTTGTTACCGTCTATAATTAGAACTTTCTTTTTTTCCATTCTTCCCTCAATTCGTCTAATTCTTTCTGAACTTCGTCTGCATAATCAGCTTCTGATTGCATAATCATTACAGCCATTTTAGCGCGCTCAATAAGATTGGTTGGAATTTCTTCGCCTTTGCCATTTACCAAACCAGCTGGTCGAAGAATTTCGTAAGCTTCTTGGATTTCTTGTTTTAGTTTTTTGTTTTCTTCCAATAATTCTTCATATGTCATAATTTATAAGTCCCAATATTATCATTATCGACAGAATAAAATACTTGTGAAATACCACGTTCCTGCATCAGTGCATGGCACATCGTACAAGGCTTACTCATGCGATCTTCATGCTTACCCTTACTTGCACGGGCAACGTACATCACCGCACCCTTAGTTTGCGAGCGAGGAATATTAAGCAGTGCTTTAATTTCTGCGTGATAGGTAGAAACACCCTTCTCCTCTGGACGATACTTCGCGCCAACAGAAGAATACTTTTCGCTATTGATCCCAAGATTAATGACAGCACCGCCCCGCACAAGCACAGCACCATGACGAAAGTTACCATAAGTCGAACACTCAGCCATTTTCTTGGCTAACTGAAAGATACCTCCGAACGCGGTTGCTGGCATCCTTCTTACTAATAATCATCTCCTGCGGTCCATCATTATCCATAAAATAAAGCCTCCTAGTGTTCTCATCTTACCACTAGGAGGTCAGGTTGTCAAGAGGCTTTTGAAAGTAGTTTTACGTTTCCTATAAAAACATAGTTACGTATTTTATCATCATTAAATACTAACTTTAGGTTGATAGTCCCATTGTTTTCTCTGTCTTTATTCACTTTTACCACAACTGCAAGAACTTTTTGATCGCCATTCCAAGAATCGGTATATTCTACCAAGTCTCCAATATTTGGTTTATATCCCATCTAATGCTCTAGTATTTTAAAAAAATTATAAAAATCAGCTATTGAATATTCTTCTGCGCTCGCTCCGATATCAACCTGAGAAAGATTTTTTCTTCTATATCTTACTTTATTAAAAATATGAACTTTAATCCTATAGCCTTTTTGCTCGTCATAAATAACGGCTTCTACGAAACCTATCCCCTCGTCTATATAGGGAAGATTATCATATCCATTTAATTTATATTTTATCAATTGCCCAGGTGTTGGCGGTTTCAACAATTATCATGTTTCCTCGCTTTCGGCGTCAGTTAGTATTCCCCTTTCTTTATTATAAGTAGTTCTACATGGTTCACAAAGAGTTGTGATCCAACCGCTTCTATTTGGTTTTCCTTTATTACCACAATACTCGCAAATATTATAAGACATGGACTCTGCCATATCAATTAGGGCATCAACATAAGGATCGGCGTGATTAACATAGAAGCGCAAGCCACCATATTTTTCTTTTACTTGGACTGCTTCAACTTGTGGAAGTTGCTTATGATCAATATGGCTTTGGATCAAGTGGCAAAGCGTATCAATAAGGTCATACCAACCATCAGAACAAGAAAAACCCCAACACATACATGTTTGATTCATCGGAAGATCTTTTTGCCTAAAGATCTTTGGGTATTTTTCATACAGCTGTTTTGTTTTTTCGTCGATCATAAATCTAACCTTTCTTTTAAGAAATATAAAAAGAACACCGTACCAGTAGCATATCCTAGCCCATTAAAAAAAGCAACCTTTAATTTATTTTTGAGTCCTTCTTCTTCTACAAGCAAAACCATTGGTAGCATACTAACAAACGGATATGTTAAATTGGCTCCAATTGCTAATGAATAATTGTCATGGTTAGCAGAATACGCACACATAGAAAACCAAAACTCAAGAAACATTGAGGACACAAAAGCAAAAATATATTTATGTTTCCTGATGAAATCCATTAGTTTTTAATCCCAAAATCCTTTCTCATCTTAATTAGGGCGATATTTTTTAATTTTGCTTCAACATCAACATCAATTACGTCATCTCGCATAGCTTGCAGTTGTTGTTCTGGCACGTAACGAATAAGCTGTGAGTGCGCTCGCTTTTTGTTGTATACCGCATTCTCCATACCAATTTCAGTGTTAGAGATATGCTGAAGAGGCTTAATCTTATTCCAAGTAGCAATAGCTCCGTGAAAAGCATCGCTAAACTCCAAATCATTGCTGCCAAAAGTAAAATGATGGGAATCGAAAACAACAGGAATGCCAGTCCTACCACTAATATCGATAAGCTTGCGAACGTTGTAGCACTTTTCATCATTTTCAAGAGTAAGTCTCTTCTTAATATTGTCTGGTAAGCTTGCAAAAACTTCTAGAATTCGCTCGCTGCGATTTGCTTTTCCGCCGTGAATATTGATAGCATAATATGGAGTTTGCTCAAAACCCATAGCGTCAAACATCCATGCATGGTATTCAAGTTCCCTAATGCTATTGCTTACAATTCTATCGCTATCGCTACTAATAACACAAAATTGACCAGGATGGCAAGTTACTCGGATTCCTGACTCCTTGAACCTTCGCCCAGCAAGAGCGAGGTTTCCTTTAATCTGTTCATCGTTTTTAGCAACATCTCCACAGAATTCAAATAGTGGGAATATTGAACTTGAAAGTCTGAAAGACTTGATACCGTGTTCATTGAGATAAGGAATGACTCGCAGGATTTCTTTGACGTTTCCACGATATGTTTGAAGAATTCTTTCTCTTGTGTATTTACCATTTTTATATGCGCCTAACTGCAAAGATTTTTCATCTAGGATATTTTCTGTAAGTAGTTTGCCATTACGGTTTGTCCGTTGTTCGATCCATTGACAACAAAGCCCAAGACTCATTCGATCACCTCTAGTTCATACCTTACACTATCTAGAGCTGCTTGTCGAGCACTTTCAATTGAATCTGCCTCGCCTTTTTCTTCTACTTTTATTGTCCACCAATATTTTCCGCTATCTAACGGACCACCAATGATAATTTTGATTGGTCCATTATCACCAATAATTTTTACTTTACCAGCATGTTTGATATTAATTGTAGACCACTCAATTTTAGACATAAAAAACCCCACTCCAGCTAGTATGCCAGAGTGGGGCAGCGATGTCAAGAGGATTTTATCTTAAGAAACTTGTTGGAGTCTTTCTTTAGATGCCTTTGCATCTGACATTATTTTTTTTATAAGTCCATAAAGTTCGCTACCAGATTTTTGTACAGATTCATCGTCGGGTGACTTAGAAGCTTTTACTGCGGTTAAAAAATCTCTTCCAAGGTTTATTATTTTAGGATTTCTTGTTAAATCTGATAACTGTCTAATGTTCACAAAAAATCCTTCTTCTCTATATTTGTCAACATATTTTGATATGAATTTCATATCTTCAATTATATCAATGCAGAGTGATTCAATTTCACCTGCATTTAGTAATGAACTTTCATTTATTTTTTGAACTTCTTCTTTAATGATTTGTTTTAGATATTCTTTAGTAATTTTCATATATTTTCTCCAAATAACATAAATAGTTACTCGGTGGCAGATTCGCCCTCTAAATTATAGAACGCCTTCGCATCTCCTTCACGTGTATCAAACTTAACAACAACTTCTTGTTCCATTAAATCATATACAGTTTTGCAGAATTCTGCATCGCCTTTCATTAGCTCTACCCATTGTTTTTCTTGGAACTTCTTTGCTTTACCGCCAACTTCTAATTCATACCAAGCACCGCTTTGCTTGATAAATGGTTTAACGGCTTCAAAGATGCTTTCTTCATCAAGAACACCAACACGATCAGCCCACATAATACGGAAGAAGCATTCACGACCTTGCGAACCAAAGCGTGATTTTTCAAGGCGGCATTTAACTTCTGAGCCAACACGATATCCGCGTTCATCAATAACGTATGAATCTTTAGCTTTACGACCAGTTAGCCAAATGCGTAAGCTATATGAATACGCTAAAGCTTTACCACCAGGAGTTGAATACTTTTCTGAATCTGTGGCGTATTTTGGATTTTGTACGGTGAGATTTGTCTTTAATTGATTTAAGATCAATAGAGTTGCTTGCTTATTTGCGATTGGTTGAATTAGCTTTGATAAGCCTTTTGCAAGAATGCGTGGCTTCACAGCCATTGAAGATTGTGGGTCAAAGTCTCCTTCAATGTCTGTTTTGCTTGGCGTTAAAGCCATTGAATCCCAAACAAATAAGAACTTCTCATCAGTTGTCTTCAACAAATCTTCAATTGTTTCAAGAACAAATTCAACTGAATCTGCTTGAACATATAGCAACTTCTCAATATCACAACCAGCTTTTACAAGAAAGTCTGGATCAATAGCGCTTTCGCTATCAAAGTATACAACTGAGATGCCTTGCTTTTGGGCATTAGCTGCAATTTGTGCAGCCATATAGCTTTTGCCAGAACCTTCAAGACCAGCTAATTCTGTAATCTTTCCAACTGGAACGCCAGCTAATTTACCACGGCAAACAATTGAATCTAACCAGCGTGATCCTGTAGAAATCCATTCCGTAACCTCCGTTGGATTATCTTCTTGCAAATCATAAGCTACTTCACGACCTAGCTTTTTATTAATCATTGCTCGCATATCAGCGATTGAAACTTTACCAGCTCCGCTATTTTCTTTTTTCTTCATGTTATTCTCCAAAGTAGAAGGGGGACAAGATTTCTCCTGTCCCCCAGTTATACTATAGTATAATTTTGCTGTTAAGCATCCATTAATTCATCGAAGGCTGCGTCAACTGCATTCTTTTCGGTCTTTTTAGCAACAACCTTAGCAGCTGGCTTGGCACCAAACTTAGCAACTTCCTTTGAATCTTTTTCAACTTCTTCGTCGCTGTGATCACCAGCTAGATATTCATCTAGAATAGCAGCAACCTCTTCTGTTGTTTTACGAGTGTGTAGCTTCTCAAAATCTGGAAGGCTGTCTAGCAATTCCTTGCATTCAGCAGAACCACCTTGGCAGAGTTTGCTGGTCTTACGAGCAGGAGTGATCTTTGTCATTGGGAATGACTGACCGGGAGCCTTGCTAGTAGAAAGCGCAAGATCTGTACCTTGCTCTGGATCAGTAATATCGCCATAGTCTGGGTTTAGGACTAGATTGATTAGATCTTGATAGGCATTCTTGCCATAACCCCAAACCTTGATGCCTTCCTTTTCCTCACCACGAACAACTACTGGTGAGAAGAAGCGTTGACGGGGAAGGAACTTCTTACCCATCTTTGTTGATTCTTCAGTCTTTTCACGATATAGTTTATTTGCAAAATCGCAAGCAGGGCAAACATCGCCAAAGTTCTTCTTTGGGCATAGGAATCCGCCTTGTGTGCCTAGTTCATAATGAAACCAGAATTCCTTGAATGGATCGCCATCTGGCGTTGGAACAACACGAACAGAATAGCTGTTACCTTCTTTTGGACTCCAGAAGGCGGTCTTTGAACCACCGCCCTTATTTTGTAGAGCGTTAAGCTTGGCTTGCATTTTCTTTACGTCGATACCCATGTGTATTTCTCCTTTGTCGGGGGCAAATCTTCCCACCGAACTGTTATGACTCTACCACGGTCTGTGGTGAGAGTAAAGAACTTTTTTATTCTTGAATTTTTCTACTCCACGCAGCTACATAGCAAAAACTCTGCTCGTATCCTGTATGGTGTATTCTATACGAAATTTTTGTTTTGTCAAGTACTTTTTCACGCATACGTTCCTTGATTAACCTAAATAGTTTACTATTTGTTTTTAAATCATTTTCATTTATACCAAAATAATAGCACTTATCATCAATAAAATCTAGTGGATAAAACAGCTTCTCAACATCATTTTCTAGGCTATAAACACCGTAAGTCATGATGCGGCTTACCTCATTTGGTTGACTTGAATTATCAATAATCGGTTCTTCTGTTTCAAACTTTTTAACACCAGCAACAGAGTTATAAATAACACGATTTATATTTTTACTGTATTCAACAATTGGCATATCGCCAAGAATATTCTCTATTTCCGGTATGCTAACTAATGTTGCAGTTCTAAACAATCCAGACCTTGCATATTCTTGGAGAACGTTAAAGGCAAGCCTATCTTGTAATTTACCAATATTATTCAATAGCTGCGTATCAGTTCTTAAGTAAAGAATATCTATCTCTTTATCTTTTAGTTGTTTTAAAATTTGTAATGATGCTCCCGCTATTTTTGCAGATCCATCGACCATAAAGATAATTTTTTCGCCTACATCTTTAAAAAAATCTGAAAGATCTGGGACGTTCTTTTCATAATCTTCTGATGTTTGCTGCTTCGCTAGCGAAAAGCAATTGTCACCCTCAATATCCGTATCTAGTAATTTTACTTTATACTCTGGATTTGTCTCAAAAACTTCTGCAAGATCGCAGCCAACTTGTCCTAAGCTTATTATAGTGTGCATTATTCCACCTTCAAGTTAAGTTTCTTCATATTACCATAATCTCTTCCAACTTTAATATTACAAAGAAACTTACCAAATTGCGTGTTTTGCAGAATTTTTGCAATTTCTAAAATATTCTGTTTTTCATCTTCTGTCATGTCAAGAACAAATTCATCATGCAATAAAAATGCAACAAAACTCTTTTTATCTTGTAGGAAGTCATCAACTTTCAAAACTTGACGATGGAATAGATCAATAAAAGTCGATTGGTTTAAATACGGAATTGCGTGATGCTCATCGCTTTCAATTTTACGACCAAATGGCGTGTGGACATACCCATTCACCCAATATAGCTGCTTTAGAGTTTCTTTTTTAAACACCGCGTCGAGATTTGCAGTGTATTTGTGGTATATAGGGTTGCTAGAATTATATAGCCACTCAATGACAATTTTCTTGGCTTCGCTTCGTGAAACATTTCCAAGAACATCTTTCCCAATCCATTCATATAAATCTTCCTGTGGTTGCGTACAGTTTAATAAGGCTAATGATGTTCTCAGTTCAGCTGCATTAATATCAAACGCTACAAACCAATCATTACGAGGTTTCAAACAATATCTAAATTGCTTCTGGAAGCTTTGTATTGGAAAGCTGCCACGCTTCATAGCCAAACGCCCAGTAATCGCACCAAACATATTATAGTCAACGATCTTGCTTACATCGCGCATTTTATGATAGTAAGTTAGATCCTTTTCATTTAAAATATTTTTCTTCAAAACCTCAAGATCAATATTTAATGGACGATATTTAATGTCGATAAGCAACTCATTAAATCTACGATAAAAATTATATTCCTGTGGTTTTTCATAGCTGTCAAATACATGTTGAGTAATTTTGTTTTTAACATCACAATATTTTTCTAAAAATCTATGCGGCGTTAAATCAAAAAAACAATTTTCTTCTAGTGAAACTTTAGCCTCAATAAAAGATGACATGAAAGCTTTTAATCTCCCTTTGATTTCTGTCCATTCATCGCGGAGATGTTCTGGGCAAACTTCATCAAGAGTTTTGCCTTCACAATATAAATTTGCGTATTGGATTTCTTGCCCTTTTAAATAGGGTGAATAGCTCCAAGACGCCATTAAATTTTCTGGTAATTCATTAAAATGTAACTTGCCGTTTGCGTAGATGCCTACGCATTCTTTTTTATCATCTAATGTTTGAAAAAGCAAAGCGACCTCTAGAAAATTATTTTGCTAGGTGGCACATAGCCAACTGGCGGGTTCTCTATGTCTATCATGCTCTGAAATTCTTGTAAAGTGTTAGAATAATTGATGCTACCGAAGCCTCTGAAGACGCCGTTAACGAATTTTAAGGCGTCTTCTTCAAAGTTATTTACAATTGCGTCATTTGCTTCTCTAACAACATTTTCATACTGTTGCTGACTCAGACCTCTTTTTGTTTCGAGGTTTTTTAGATAAACATACATTTTGATCCAAAAACTATCATTTAAGTCTTTGAAAAATGTTTCTTGTGAGATTTTTTGTCTCATCACATAAGTTTGCCTGTTATTTTCACCAAAACACAGATCTTTAGGATTTCTTTCATAGAAATCATTAGCATTAACAAATTGATTATAAATATCAAAAAAAGTATTTTTTAAAATTCCTAAATCAAGCTTATAAGCCTTAACGAATCTTTTGCTTAGTAGATCATCAACGCCTGTAACCCCATATCTATTTAAATATTTTTGCATAGCCGGTGATGCTATATCTGCCATTAGCAGCCAAGGCACATTTTTGTCTAATTTAAAACCAAATTTTCTACAACTTTCTAAAAATACTTCATACCCGTTTCCAAGCATGTAATCACTAAATTTTTTTAAATCATCGCCAGCATCATCATTAGATAAGCTTATCATCATACCAGAACAAAAAAAAGTTAAATTATAAAAAGCAACAGTTTCGCTAAAAGTAACAGGTACAAGATTTATTCTTTTTTCTAAAAACTTTCTGTATTCGAAAATAAAATCCTTATGAGTGACTATTCTTGAATTCAAAATTTTATCTTCTTGAGTTTCTTGTAAAAAAATGCTGTACATTGAAGCATAATTACCAGTATATAAATCAAAAATTGATCTAAAGCCGCTTTTTGCAGAAATATTTGCATATACAGAATTTTCATCAAATGTTCCTAAAGTTACGGCATTATTAATATATTTTTTTAGATCGCTAAAGGCATCTGCAACAAAATCTTGAACAAAAACTGCCTCCCGCTTACTTTTACCATTTATTTTTTTTAAATTAGCATCTCCACCGTTATAAAAAATATAATCTCCATCATTATCTATTACGCCATAAAAAGCTTCTTGCCTTAATAAATTTCCAATTGGAGCTTTTGTAGATATATTTGTTAAAACAGCATTTACAGTGTTTTCTTCAAATCTTTTTCTAGCGCTAAAAATAGTCTTTGAAGAATTTGCATAGCCGTTTTGACTTCCAATCGGTATTGCATCCAAACTAAAATCTTCTATTTTGATCATTCTAGCAACCGCCTCCTATTTTATTAGCAGCTTTGGCTATTTTCTTACCTTCCTTATTAACTTCTAAGTGTGCTATAAGAGAAGCATTTATAGAGGTCTGGAAGACGTTTTCATTGATGGATGTTTTTACTTCTAATACCTGGTAGTAACCACCTATTCCTAATTCTTCTTGCAAATCAATTGCTTTTTTATTTTGAAAAAATAAAGGCTCAATATAAATAAAGTCGCCTGGTCTAAATATATTATTGCCAAACATTTCTGAACTAATATCGTAAGTTTCCTTTAACTGTGTTAAATTTACATTTCCTTCATTTGTAGCGCGCATTTCTTTATAAAACTGTGTAGTATTTCTAGAGAAACTAATTTTTTTGATTAAAGAAGAATCGGTTCCTATGGAGAAGTGTAATATACCAGATTTTTTATCTTTCTCGTAATCGCCAGCATTTTCAATCATAACTTTTGGCATTTCTGATGAGCAATAAACATAAAAATAATCAGCTGCGGGTGTTGAAGCGCCAATGTCTTTTGGAGCTATGGCGTCCAAAACCATTGCTACATAATCAAGTCTAGCTTGGTCTATTGTTCCTTCAAATCTTATGAAATTATTAGCTTGTCTATTTCTTCTAGTAATAATCTCATATAAGTTACCATTAAAATTTAATAATGGTAAACTAAAATTCAAATTAGAAATTCTAGCAGCATTTGAAGAACCATCTGAGAAGGCGTTTCTTCCAAAAACAGTTGGAGATATAGCTGGTATGACCATTTCTGTTAGAAAATCTTTTATGAATTGTAATAATGGATAATTTTTTCTTCTTGGTTTTATTATTTTTTCAAAAAAGAATATCTCTATGAAATCTAGAGCTATTGGCATATTTGCTAAGTTTATTAATATTTCTTCATAATCTCCAAAAGTGCCAAGCAAACGAGCATTAGAAGGTGTTTTTATCGATATTTCACCAATGATTATATTAACGCCACCCTTTTCTACCAAAAGCCTGCCGTCAGTTATACTAATTCCATAGCCTCTCCGTAGCAAGCTTTCTAATATATCGCCAAAATAAACAAATTTAACCTTATAAGTTTTGTTTGCTTTATCCAATCCAAGCTGTTCTAAACTTTTATTATTAACAGCTCTACTTACCACATCTGCCGATTCTACATATGTTTGTGCTTTACCGTAATCAATCAAATTTTCAATTTTTATACCTGCATCTGCTATAAACTTTACAACCGGGTTGTCACTATTCACTTCATACAACTTTACGTCTGGTAGTTTTTCACTAAATTCTTCTTTTGGTATTTTTCTATAGCTTTTAATAGCACTTGAGCCATTTTTAAAAAAATAATCCGTCCTGTCGGTAGCCGCTCTATTCGAGTCTTCGAAAACTTTAAAATAACTTGGATCCGTACCCAGAGCAGCAGCATCAAATGTGACTTCGTATAAATTTTCTTTAATAACAAATTCATAAAATTGTTGATAAAGCTGGTATGTTTCAAAATCTACTTTGTTTTTTTGTTCTTCTATTTTTTTTAATTGCTCTTCTTCTTCTGCTACTTTAGCTTTTTTTACTTCTTCATTACATGTACTTTGTTTTATTCTATCTATTTTTGTTCTTTGAGCACGCACCGTCGACTCGTATCCTTCTATGGAAAACTTCAATAATTTACTTAATTGCGAGCCAAATATATCCAATTCTTGCATTAATATGTCTATGCTAGCAACATACTGTATTTTTAAAGTAGCCGAACCGTTTTCTTCAAATGATAAATCGCTATTGTGTGGAGTTAAATTTAAAATAATTTTTGCTGAGTCTAGGGCTTTTTTTAATTTAGAGATATACTCTGGCGGTTGATCAGGCAGTAGTTTCCTCAAGTGCTCTTCAGATTGATCTGTATATCCCAGAACTACTTTAATTTGAAAATAATTTATGTTTGGTTTGCTGTTTTGTAAAAGTCTTGGTTGTATATTGACAAGATCACTATAGCTAAATGAAGTGTTTATATCGTTTTTTGGCTTAAAAGAACCAAATCTTGGATCATTTTTATCTTTGATGTCAATTCTTTTTACTGTATCTTCTATGTTTTGAAAAAACAGCTCTAATTCACATTCAATAGAAGAATTAACTTCAGCAGGATTTGAACCAGCGAATTTATAAGAAAAAGACTTTATACCAACGCCATGTAATCTGCCCGTACCTTTTAGCAATTCATCGACTGAGTCTAGGACATATTCGCTGGTATAATCTCCAAACGTTGTGCTCATATCATCAAATGGAATTCTCCAGTCATATGACTCTTTGAAATAGTCCAATTCAGATACAGTCGCTTTTTCGTTTTCTTTTGGAATAATATATATTGTTTTATATATTTCTATTGATGGTAAAAGGTTACTTAGAACATTTGATGGTATTCTATCAAAAAATTCTATTAATTCATTATTTTTAAATATTTTTTTTGATAATTCTGTAGAGTTATTATCATTTAAGTTTGTTGTACAAAAAAAATTATATACTTTTGAAGATCTTGCGATGCTATCATTTGCTGGCACTTGGGAAAGTAACTGCTTAAGAGACAATATTAATGCAGTTTGTTTACCTATTCTTGTTCGATAGGCAAGAGTTTTATCTGACGAGTCTGGAGTTAGAGTTTTGAAAGTATCGCTATATGTATCAGCTATTTCTTGTACTTGATCGCCAACCCACTGTTTTGCAGTTTCATAGGCTGATTCTAACCCGGTAGTAATAGACAATTTTTTATCCTCTCAAATAATTTAGTACTTGGTTTAATGGCAGCGGTATTAAGATTATATCACCAACTGATACATGTGATTCAGTCGGAGTATTATTAAACTTAGCTATGACCCACCAATCTTTTGCATCACCATAATATTGATAAGATAGCTTAAAGAATTTATCACCAACTGCCCATATGTGTTTAACGGTTTTTAAATTTTTAATTTCGGCAGCTGTTGGAAAATTAAACTCAGGAGTTTCATATTGATTTATGAACTTGACATTTCTTTCTCTAAAGGCGGTTTCATACTGGTCTAAATCGTTTTGGAATATTGTTCTACCAGAATATCTATTAATCATTTTATTGTGCCTCTAGGTCTAAAAGTGCTGGGTCTTTGGTATCTTTATCAGTTTTTGCTATATTGGCTGCGCGTACACGTTCTACGGATGCACTAAGAGCTTGCTCGGAAGTTGAAAAATGAAAAGATCCTTCTGATCTTTGATTAATTTTACCTTCAATATTAACCTCATTTCCAAGAGGAAATTCATGAATTATTCCTAAAGAAAACGTAACTTTTAATAATTTTGGAACCAAAGAATTTTTATCACCCTTTTTAATAAAAAAACCATTTTCAACATTTGGACTAAAATCAAATCCTTCAAAATAACTTAAAAGACCATTACTTAAAAATTTTCCCTCAAGTTCATACTCAGGCGATTTCGTTGATTTATTAAAAATAAAATTTGAAAATAAAACTCTAAAAAGCGGGGGAGATGATAAAGTAGCCGTTCCTAAATTATTTTTAGTATAAACTGGATATAGGCTTTGAATAAGTCCATCTACATTGTATAAATTATATTCCGCTTCCTCTACAGAAAAACTAGGAACGTCTACCGAACAATTTATGCGTCTATATGTATTTTTAAAAGTAACTATCGGGTCCATACGACCATAAATTTCTTGAGATGTCCAGTTTGACTTAAAAGAATCCGTAAAGTCGGTTAAAAAAGCGTTAAAAGAAAAAGTTCTGTTGGTAGAAAAAGAATAAATATAAATTTTTGAATGAGAATCTGTCACGTTATTAGACACATCTTGTATTCCTGGTCCGCTAAGTTTATTATTATTTATAGCCATTTTTAAAATCCTCTTCTAAGTTCTTCTAGAAAGTGTCCTGCCGCCAAGAGCAGTAGCCAATCTTGGACTTCCAGCGCTTTCAACGATACTTGCTGCAAATTCTTTGCCATCTGCGATCACAAGCTTAATTGGTATAGAGCCGCCTTCTGCTGTAGTTCCAGCTGCTCCCTTGTTAAATTCGCCCATAACTTCTTTTAAGGCAACAACAAAAGCGTCTTTATCTGCATCTTTTGATTTAGCTTGTTCTGTATAGTAATCTTTTACAACAGTAACAAATTTTCTTGTTGGCTCTAAGTCTGAGTCTTTCAAGGTTTTAACTGTTTTTAGGGTATTGTCTAAGGTTTCTAGCGATAACACTTTGCCTTCTGGAATCTTATTCAACTCTTCGACTAGAGCTGCAACAGCAACAGTTATTCCACCAATAGCCAATAAACCAACAGCTCCAACACCAGTTAAAGTTGTTATCATCATAACTAGAGCACCAGTAGTTGCAGAAATGTTCTCTGCTATGCTCGCTCCTTTATCCCCAGAGAATACACCGAATGAGGTTACAAGGCTTCCTAATCCTGCTGCCGCAATACCAACGCCAGCGCCAATTAAGGCAATTGCACCGCCAACAGCTAACAATACTCCAATCGCAGCACCAGTAAGGACAGCTTGCGGACCCGCGACGAGGCTTATTAGCATTGCTACCATACCAAAAAATGCTAATGAGAAGATCCCAACAGCAGCAGCAGCATATGGAGCAGCATCACCAAGTCCTTGAAATGATTTAACTAATTCTGCTAAACCAGAAGCCGCCATATATACTCCCGCTCCAATCATCGCTACAGCTGCTCCAAGGGCTAGTAGCGGCTTTTCATTAGCATCAGCGGCTTGACCTATTGCAAAAATCATAACAGGTAAGGCTAAAAGTGCAAAATAAAGAATTGGAGAATGTGGTTCTAGTAACCAATAATGTAATAATTGTATCGCCGCAATGAGCGCCATAATCGCGATACTTCTACCAGTCGATAAATTAAGAGCTTTAAAAGCCTTACTTAAACCAAAAATAGCAGCAGTCACGCTTAAAGCTACACCAACCCATCCATCTCCAAGGCTAAAAAATGCAGAAAATACGTCCATAATATTTTTTACCATTTTTGCTATTGGAGCTATAACAATTAATAAGCCATTGAATGCTTGGGACATTTGCTTTGTTGACTCAGCAGCTGCTCTTTGAACCTCTTCTAGTTTTTCTTGGGAGGCAGCATTTTTTGCTTGTTCCATCTCTAGTTCGCTGGTTGATTTACTAAACAGCTTGGTCGCATCATCCATATTTTGGATGCCTAATGTTGCAGCTATGGCTTTTTTCTCATATTTGCCTAGTGAATCAAAATTTTTTCCGCTTTGTTCAAAAGCTCTTTTAAGTAAAATAACTCTCTGTGCTTCATTTGCATTTAGCAATTCTATTGAATTTAAATAACCACCGCCAAGCACAGCATTGAATTTACCAGCAGCTTTAGCGCTACCTTCAAATGTATCCATAGTCTCGCCAACAATACTTGTTAGATTAGAAACTTCTAAGCCCAAGCTTTTTGCTTGCTTTTGCAAATCGGTATAAATTTGAAGCGCTTGCTTACCATATGCAGCCAATTTTGGCATTGCTTCTGCAAAACCAGCTGCCATTTTTTGCGGAGCTATTCCAGCGCCAATAGCCGCTTGAGCTAATTCTTCATTTGCTCTAAGTGCTTCGCTTGCTGTCATCTTAAAAGTCTTTGTTAGAATATCTAAATTCTTACCAGAAGTTTCTGATGAGATGCCTAATAATTCTAATTTTGCAGATGACTCAGCTAGATCCTTTTGCATTCCCTTGTTTAAATCAGAAAAACCAGACATTGTTGTAAAAAGGCTCATCGCAGATTTATTCATCTCTTCAAAACCAATACCAAATTGTGATGCTCCTAAGCCAAACATCATAGTTCTGTCTGCAACTTGACCAGTGGTTTTAGCGTATTCAACGTTTCCTTTCATAACACTATCAAAAATACCTTTTATATTCTCTAATTGCCCTTGAATAGTAAAATATTTTTTTGCTTGCGATACTAAACCACCAGTTAAAGCATCTTGTAACTGTGTTTGCTCTTTTAGATTTTCATTCGCTTCGGAGATCTGATCGTTTAAGTTTCTTGTTTCAATCGTTGCATCAATTACAGCTTGACGCATAGCGTCGATAGCGCCAACTGAAGCGGTTGAGTCTTTTTTTATTCTTTCGTACTCTGCTTTTAACTTTTCTAAGTTTGCCTGTGATGCTTCTAATCTAGCTTTGTTTATTTTTTCTTGATCGCCTGTTGCTTGAGCTGCTGTTAATCTACTAACAGCCGCAGCTTCTAATCTTGTCGCAAATGCAACTTGGTCATCTAATGCCTTAGCAACATCTTGTTGCATTTGTATCTCTCTTTCTATTTGAGCTAATCTTGCTGCTTGTATGTCTGAAAGAGTACGTCTTGAAGCTATTATTGCCTCTAAATCGGCTTTTTCTTGTTTTAAAAGTCTTTCTGCTTCTGTTTCAATAGCCATAATAGTTTATTCCTCAAAATATATATTAATTAGCAACAAAAGAAAAAATGAGCAGAAACCACCGGGATCTCTGCTCACTTATTATTTTTTCCTACTTGCTTTCTTTAGCGCGTCATTCTCTTCTTTTAATTGGTTTATTAACTTGTCTATAAACCATTTCCTAAGAGCTATCGGGAGGTTATAAGTTTCAAATAGCGAGAAGCCGCCATAGTATTTTAGATAAAAGAACTGCTCATATACATTGAGCTGATATTCATCACTTAAACCAAAAGAAGTCAGTTGAAAGCGGAACCTCCATGTCCGCTTCATATTCACAAGATTTGCATACAAATGGTTGGATAACCTTGAGACTTGGAATTGCTTCTTGGTATTTTGTTCTAAGATATTTTGAGTCTCTTGCTGGCATCGAGTCAACTGCTCTATTGATAGCGCTTCTTTCTGAAATATCCTGTATAGATACAACGCATAGTTTAATTTGGTCTAGCAAAAGGCTGTCATTTAGCGAATCGTTTTTCTTTTTTGACTCTGCCATCTTAGCAATCACTTTTTCATCACCGCCGTTTAGTGATCTACAAACAACTTTCCACTTTGTGGCTGGTAATTGTAATTGAAAATAACCATCTTGGCTAAGTTGTAATTCTTCGCTAGCTTCTGTTATTTTCACACCTTCTGATAGGTTAAAACGACGTTTAGCTTTTTCACCACATGATGGACATGAGATTTCTGTATCATAATCAATACCATATGCTGATATTCTTGCAGCAACAAGAATAGCATTTCTGTCTTCAATCACCAAACTGTCTGGATTTATGTTTTTATCTACAATAAGGGATTGAATTAATCTATCTAGCGCAATGCCTTTTTTAAGAAGAGATCTTGAATTCAAGATATCCTCTTCTTTTGCTGTCATTTGCTTGATTTCAATTGTTTCTTTGTCTTTTAGTGGATGACCAACTTTATAAAACTTGCCTTTTGATGGCAATTCCACAAATTCTGTTGGAACAATAAAGTCTAAAGTACCAGCGTGTTTCTCGGGTTCTTGTGCGGATTGTTGTTGTTGCACTAATTGTTGTAGTGGGCTTGCATCTTGTTTTAAAGGATTTGCTCCAAAACGTTCTTCATTGTTTCTCATATATACCTACGCTTTCTTTTTAGCTAATGCTTGTATTATAGCAGTAATTACAATTTTGTAAAATTAATATCCCGATTGGTCTTCTATGGCTTGTTGATATTCAGTTTCTGCGGCTTGTTTACCTGCCTCTACTGCCTCTTGTTCATTTATTTTAGCATACTCCTGACGTTCCCATTCTTTTCTTGCCTCTGCTTGTTGCCTTAGATATTCTGATTCGCCATTATCAACCGTTGTTTTATTGTCGTTTTTTAATGTTTCTCTATATCGCATCTCATCTTCATATGGGATTGGATTATTGTTTGTTTGACGCGGAGAAGTTGCTGCTTTTTGAGCTTTTCTTTGCTCTTCGTCTTTTTCTAATTGTTCTTGGGTTGGTATTTCTAAAACATAATCATCTGCGGGTTCTGAACTGGGCGCTGATGCTGGTTCAACAGGTGTGCTTGTTGATGCTTCGCTTAAATTAGGGCTTGATGCTTCTACAGGATTTCCTGTATCGTCTGTTAGTGGAACTTTATTTAAAAAATCTTCAGTAGTAGTTTGGCTTGGGTCTACTAGTTTATCTTTGATCTTTTTATCCTCTAGTGTTTGTGGTGGTTCATTTGTACCTCCACTTGCTTCTCTTGAAGACTGGCTTGAAGTTGCTTCTGGTGTCTTGGGCGCAACATCTTCTGGGCTATCAGAGATCAAACCGCCTTCAGATTGTAATTTTTCTGGTGGGCTTCTAACGTCGCCTGTAGACTCTGCATTTTGTTCTGTACCTATAGCTCTTCTTTGTCTTAAATCTGCACCTTGCTGTTCTGCCGTTTTTGCTTCCAATTCTTGAGAACTAACTTGTTTTGGAATTTCTAAACCACCACCAGCAGCTTTTATTTTTGCTTGTTCTTGGGCTGCTGCTTCTCTATTGGATATAGATTTTTTTTCTACATCTTTACTTGTAGAGACTTCTTTTCCAGTTTTTTCATCGTTTATTCTATTTTGTAAATTTGATCCAATCACCCCATAAGCAACTGGTTTTGTATTTGCTGTAAGCTTTTTAAATTCATCAGTACTAAGATCGGCATACGTAGTTGTGGCTGTTTTTGAGGTATTTATTGATGGAATGGTTTTTTCAACTTTATTTTGTAGTTTAGCCTCTTCCGCGTTAAATTGTGCTTCAGTTTTTGGACTATAAGACCCAGGAAATTGAATTTCAAGTGCTTTAATGCCTTTAGAACCAGCAGACGCTTCATTATCAGATGAAATAGCTAAATCAACATCTAAACCATTTAAAGGTTCATTATTTTGTAACTCTGCCCAATCATATTGTATTTCGGCAGTCATTTCAACAAAATCATCATTGGCGTATGATAAATTTCCATTCTCTATTGAAGAAAAAAAGGCGTTATACAAGCTCCAAACTTCTACAACTCTTCCATTTTCGTCTATTTGTTGTATGTCAAGATTAAATTTTATTTCTGATTTTGAAATATTGGAGATTGCGTTAAATTTTGAATTATCAATATAATTTGTTCTTGTTTTTATCGACTCAGAAGTCCAAACAAACCCATTTTTTATATTTAAAAATTTTATTGTTACGGGGTTCCATGTAACAACTGTTGGATATTTATAAGTGTTATTTAGCAATTTATGTTCGCTAACGCCTATCTTAAAAGAAGGCTTAGAACACTCTTTAACTGACTCTAAAGAGATTATTTCTGCTCCTTCTAAAGTAGTAATTCGCAGAAGCCACCTATTTTGTTTAAGCGGCTCTGCGAATTGCTGTGGATTACTCCAAAATGTCATATTGTTCTCTACAAATTATCTACCAGCAGTTGGTAATGTTTGACCGTTTAATTGTGCCCAATCATATTTAACTGTGCAACTAATTTCAACGATATCTTCGTTAGCGTATTCTAATGAACCAAATTCAACGTTTGTAAATAATGGTTTATAGATGGTCCAAGCTTCGATAATGTCACCATCTGGGTTAACTTGAATAATATCGAATTGCCCAATTACTGCGTTCATTTTAGCCTTACCTATGGTAGTAACTGGCGCTCCATTTGGTTTAATATCTGCATCTGACATAGCCTGTGGTCTTCTATAACCAGATCTTTCTAGAACAACATCCAAGAGATTTGTTGCATCTGGGTCTGAAACTGATGCAAATGTCATATTGATATCTTGCCAAGTCAAGCGACCTGGGTAGTTAAATGTATGATTTAACCACTTGTGTTCAACTGTGCTAATTTCTGCTTTTGGTTTATCAACCTTTTTAAGAGCATATCTTAAACCATCTAATACACCAGAACCGAATTGAACGTACCATCTGTGTTGGCGCTTTGGTTCTAATCTCTCTGTACTCCAGAATGCCATTTATTTATTCTCCTGATTTAATATCTTATATTATTTAGTCTTTATCTTAATTTTTAATCGTTAAATGAAGCGCCAGTGTTTGTGATTACGAAGTCTAGTGCGATAAATTCAATTGCGCGGGTTGGCTTCAATAAGATCTTGGCATAAACAATGTTACGATCCACTAAGTCTGGTGTGGTTGTTGTTTCGTCTAAGATAACTCTGAAGTCTGATAGACCGAATCTTGACTTAACGCCATCAAGGAATGGAACAACAAGATTTGTGAATCTCTTCCAAGTTACTTGAACGTTTGGATCGAATAGAACTGTTGTCGCAAAACGGCTGATTTCTTTCTTCAAGAAGATCATTAAGCGACGAACGTTGATACGATCTAGGGCGCTTGGGGTTACTTGTAGGGTCTTTTGACCGAAGATTACAATTCCTTCTGCTGGGAATGTCGCGATTGGGTTGATGTTTGCTTCGTAAAGCTTATCGCGATCTTTTGATGATAATCTTAATGCAGTTTGAACAACTGGTAAACCAGCTGCGCCATCTGTTAATCCACCACGGTTGAAACCAGCTGGTGCAAACCATACTTCTGTTCTGCGTTGTGAGCTTGAGAATGTACCAAGGGCGGCAACAGATGGTGGAACCCATACTGTATTGTTGTTTAATTCATCTCTGATTAGAACCCAAGGGAAGAATGAGCAACCATAGCTGCTGTTTAGCGCACGGTCTTTAAGATTTGCTACAACCGTATCTACATTTGGTTTACGTTGCGCTGCTGTTGTTGCAAAACCATCTTTACCTTCTTCTGGCACATAATCACCTTTTAGATCAACAACTGCCAATGCATCACCGCGTGACTCACATTTTTCAATCAATAAGCCGGTTAATGCTTCGTTATCAACGCCTGGAATTGCAGCCAAGTTCATTTCAACAACTTCTGGGTCTGAGACGCTTTCAACGGCTACTTTGATGCTGTTATATGCATAGCTTGTGATTTCTGACTTGCCATCAAGAACTCTTCTATTGAATGGATCTTTTTCTACGATGTCTACGCCGTCGAAACCACCGACCATTGGAACTGTAAATTTATTAAATTTGCTTAATAGTAATGATGAACCGTCAGAACCAGTAGAAGCTTGTGAAGTTATTGAAGCACCTGTTGCTCTGTTTCCTTGAACCCATGTTGAGGCAGTACTTGCAACAATTGTGCTACCGCTAATTGAACCGCTTACATCATCTAGAGAGAATACGAATTGATATGCAGAACCAACATATCCAGCGGGCAGGGCTCTAACATAATCAACAATATCTTTATTGTGCTTCTTTGTTTTAAGAACATTTGTCTTAAAGCCCCAATAAATTGAATTAAGCGATGGAACAATGCTATCGGCACTTGATGTTAATAGTGGTATTTCTGGTAATAAGAAGCTTGCAGTGTAGTTATTATTACCAGTTAGAGCAGTGTTAATAAAACTAAATGCAGATACGTTTGAGCCATTACCACCAGAGACTGCATTTGCCGTATAAACTTTTGGACCATAAAAACCATATGGCAATAAATCTGTGTCGGTTTCTCCGGTTTCTACTTCTGGTACCATTTCAACGCGGATAAACTTTGATTTATTATCATATGTTCCGTATTCAACGAAAGCTTTCTTCTCGTAGTCCCATTCTGAGTACTTATCGCCAATCTTTTTTGCAATAAAGCTCTCAGCTGATGGATCTAAGGTTAAACCCGTAAATCTTTCAACATATTGTGGGTTGATGTCTGTATCATCAATTTTTCTAACTGATACAGAGAAGGTTCCAAACTTAACAAATTGATTTGGTGGCTCTTTGATATCTTCAATTGAAATTTTTAAGTTTTGGCTATTCCATTCGCCTTCTGATAAGCCGTGTAGACGGAATAGTTTTTGTACTGGATATTCGCCGCTTCCATTTGGAACCCACGAACCAGTTGCTCCCTTATGTTGAGAGAAGATCCAACCTGATGAAGCTTTTTGTGCCTCTTGCTTGAAGTTACCGAAGTCTACAGAGCCAGTAGCTAATTTTACTAAAACTGCCGCAAAATTACCAGCTATTGAACCGCTATTATTTGTTTCGACCCAGCTCTTGTATGTTTCACCTAACAAAATTCTTTCTTCGTTTTCAACAGTGACTGTATTTGTTAGTGTTGGGTTTGTATTCAAAACGGAGCGGATATATTTTTTTGAATTTTCATCAAAATTTACGCTTGATGTCGTAGCGCTGCCGTAGTTATTTAAGTGAGTAATTTTAACTTCTAGATTTGTCCCTGCGCGAACCCAAGTTCCTAATTGCCCAATTACTGTTTCTGAAGCTCCGCTTAGTGGAGTACCAGTTAAGCCTAGATTAGAACCGCTTGAATAGACAACGGCTGCTAAAGTTGCGCTAGCTGATCCGCTTGTAACGAAAATATTTGGAGCACTTTCAGAGATTGGCATATAAAACAAACCATATGCATTATTAAATTTCCAACCTGCTGCACCGTCGCCTGCACCATTAGTAACTTCATCTGGATTTTCATAACCAGCTAAACGAATAAAGGTTACTGGTGAGGAGTTACGCAAATATGCTTGCGCCGCATAAGCACCATAAGTTGGAGCTGTACGATTTCCATTTCTCCAAACATCACCGCCGATACCACCAGCTACTGGCTCACCGAAAACTTCAACGAAGTCTTGAAATGATTGAACCATAACTGGGCGCATTACTGGACCGCGCAAAGAGCGACCAATGATTACTGGACCCATTTCTGCTGGAGTTCTTGGTAATTGCGAATTATCTATTTCATTAATAAAAACACCGGGACTTACAAATCTAAATTTAGCTACTGACATTATCTATTTCTCCTTGGGAGCAAGTCAATTAAAATAATTTATTATAAATAGTAGACCGCATAATCAAATGTCTTTTTTACTTTGCATTAAACACTGATTCTCTTGCTTTAATACACTTTGCGTCCACTTCAAATTTATGATCTATTTGACCAAATAAACGCTTGCTCTCATTTAAAGTTACTATCTCATAAAATGTATCGCCGTAAAGAACAAAATCACCTTCACGAACATATAAATCTTGATCCTCTATGAGTCTTCTACGATGAAATTTGATTACTATTGAAGTAACACGATCAATACCAAAAACTTCGGTATTTGTTTTAGAGCCTTCCCATTCTACAAGAGCATTAACTCTTATAGGCGCTAGGAATGTTTTCTGGACGGACTCGCCGTATATTTTGTGATAATTAGTGTGCTCTCTACTGATAGGATAATAAACAACTGTTTGTCCAATAACGCGCTCAATAATTTCATCATTAACTTGCTTAACAAGATTACGCTCTTTTTCACCAAGAAATAATGGAGGTGGAGGCGCTTCTGGTGGCAATTCTGCTATGTTTGTATTCTTTTTCTTTCTTGCCATTTTTTATCCTACGAATATTAAGTTAGGTACATATCCTTGTGTTTTATTGGTGTCTTCCATCATCTTTGCGCCGTCTTCACCAATCTTTGCGTATGTCATTTCTGAAAGTAGGGTTTTCAACTCTTCTCTAAGATCTTTTTGATCCGTTTTCGCCTCAGAAATAAGATCTTTGCCATCTAATGTAACATTATCGCCTGGAATTGGGACTGTGCTAAATTTGCTACGAACGTGCCCAAGAATTTCTTTGCATACAGCTAGTGCAAATCTTCTAATCCACTGCTTTCCAATACTATTAATCTTATCATATGGAATATTTTGTAATGGAATAGTGTTCATATTGTTGATTCCATTAACACTGTCCGTCATAGGATTACCATTTGAATCAACAGACGGCGACCATGCGTCTCTTGGAACTGTAAACTCAACCCAATAATTGCTTGGGCTTGCTTCATTTGGGACTGGAAATAATCTTAGCTTATTATCTCTTATCTGAAATGACCAATCTGATACTCTTGTCTTGATTGCGTCTTCATAAGCCATTGCTTGTAGCTTATTCTGCCATGCAGGAATAATTTCAAATGTGCTGTCATCGGCATATTGACCATACGTTGATAAGTTTCCTACAACATTTAAACCACCGAAATAACCATAGAAGTTCCAAGAGGCACCGGGACTTTTATAATAAACTCTTCTAACTGTTATTCTCTTATTTCCAACATCCCAACCATTTGCAGCGCTTGCTCCGCTTATGATTGTTTGTAGATCATAATCTTGAACAGCTGCTACCCTATCAAAAGAAGCAGAATACACTGGTTCATTTCCGTTTAACAGTGCTTCGTTACTGACTCCGATAGCTATATTTTTAGCATACGAGAAAGTCATTTTTGGAAAAGCTAAGTTTACGTTTGTCAACGCTGCGCTTGAACCAGTTAGCTGACCATCATTATTGAACGTTCCTGTAGCTTGCCCAAGAACAAATGGTAATAAATTCTTTGATTGGTGTAAGTTGATTAGATAAGAGTATTCTAGAACTGCTTCTTCGTAAGCAGCATATACGTTTCCTTCTACTAATTCAATATCTAGTACATCGCCGCCTAATTTTTTGTATGTATAAGTTACTTGTTCCGCAGCACCTGTTTTAAACATATCTACTTGCGTTTGTGTCCAATAATCTGTGCTTGTATAAATACCAAATGGTAATGCAGAACCAACTACATTAGCTGTATTGCCTGTCACTGGCAATATAACCTTGCTCATTTGTGAAACTGGTGTTAACACAGGTAAAGCCATCTATTTTTCCTCTTAATCTTTTAAAATTCCAGCTATTTTTAGCATTTGTTTTCGTATCGCTTCATTCATTTGCTGTTGAGTTTCCTCTTTTTCTATTTGATTTCTTTTTTCGAATGCCGCTTTGATGATCCTTTTTATATCATTGTTATTTATTTTTTCAGGATCTAGTTTTTTTATTTTTTCCATTGGAAGTGCAGGATTTTTTATAACTTCTGCTACAGCATCAATTATATTATTCAACGACCCGATAAAATCACCGGGTGGTCCTTCTTTATCTTTAAATTGATTAAATATTTTCTCTAGAACATTCGGTGAGGCTTTTTTATTTTGTGCTACTGCTAGAATATCCCATGAGCTATTTCCAGGTTCTGAGTATTTTTCTAAAATTTCTTCTGGAGCTGATTGCGATTTAAGTAGCTTAGTACGATTATCGGCGTTTCCCCCATCTTTATCAAATATTTTTTTAAAAGTTTCTGAGGAAATACCTGGTATTTGTGCTACACTAATTCTTATAGAACTAAGTTTTGAATCCCCGAATTTTTCTAATTGTTGAACTGGTACATCTCTAAATTTTTCTTGTCTTAGTCCAATAGCTGCAAAAAAATCAGATGTTTTTTTTATTTTTTTTGAATCTAATATTTTTTTTAAAATTTCGGCTGGGAGGTCTTTTTGGTTTTTTAAAATATATAATGGAGCAATCTGATCAGCTGCTTTTTCTGATAATTCAAATAATCCATATAACATTTCTTTTGTTGCCTTACCGGATTTTATGATATAAATACCCTGATTAGGCTGCATTTCACCTTTTTTTATTTTTTGATAAAAATCATTTATTACTTCAAAAGGAGAATTTTTGTTACCAACAATAGAAAACGTTATTTCATCATTCTTTTTTTGTAAAAATTTCTGGTATGCTTTTAATAGCAACTCAGGGCTTGCTTCACCGCCGGTTATTTTAAGAATAGTTTCTTTATTGCTGCGGGAGGCATCATCCGTATTCAACACTATTTTTTCTTTTGCCTCATCAGGGAAATACTTACTTTTAAGTATTTTGCCTCCTTCGGAATCAAAATATTGTACCGGCTTAAATGTTTCAATAATCCAAGGTACAACCAAAGACTCGTATTTATCAGCGGGCGGTTTATTACCTCTTCCTTTTATTTCGTCTATTTTATTATCTTTTTTAAAAATATTTATAGAAACATGCGGTTCATTTTTTGAGTCTCTTAACGAATAAATTGTTTCTTCTGCGGATAGAATTTTTTGGCAATGAACCTTCCCAATGCAATTGCCCATCTTATCGCCTTCAAGTTTTAAATCAAAATCAACATCTTTTTTATCACCTGAATCATGAGCGATGCGAACCATTTTATAACCGTTGCCAAAGCTATGAACTACATCGTTTGTTTTATATTCGCCTTTTGTATCACCAGTTGTTTTTGCCAACTCTTCATGCCATTTATCAGATGCTTCCATAGCCTCTTTAAATGTTGCTGGTAATTCCGAGGAATTAATGCCAACAAAATAATCTTTTACATGACGTATATCTTCATATTTTGGTATTATTTTTTCTACTTTAAGAACATTTGCTAGCCATTTAATAAAATACTTTTTGCCATTTTCTGGTAAATATTGTGACGGAATTTTTTCAATAAAATCTAATATGTTCTTTGAAAATCTTTCTTCAACGCCCATTTCAGCTTTTTTAGTTAATTCTTGATAATAATCTCTTGGAGATTGTTCAGGGGGTTTTGGACTAGCCTTTTTTAAAAAATCCATATTAATAGAAACTAGTTCTTTAGAATCACCTTGTGCTTCTTTTATGTTTTTTTTAATTTTTACTCTTAACATAAACTACTCCATTATAAATCTATAGTTTAAATAGTTTTTTAATCGGTTTAAAGCAAATAAAAACCCCGCCAACCTTTCGATTAGCGGGGCTTCTATCTTTTTAAGCTCTTGATTAGCCTAATAGATCTTGTACAACAACTAAGCCGTACATATCTGGGCGAACCATTGCTTTACCATAACGAGTCATAACAGCCTTACGTGGTACGAAGGTGTCTGGATCGAAGATGGTTGGTGTGCTTTGTAGTGGAACGTATGGAGCATAGACATAGCCGCTTTCGAGGAAGCTTGCACCCTTACGACCAACTAGAATTACGTTACGGTGGAAGTATGGATGAACGATAACATCCCACTTCTTGTTTAGATCGCCGGTCTTAACTGCACCGATTGATCCCTTCTCTGCGTCAGCAGTTACTGAAGCGCGGAATCCTGAAGTAAATTCAAGGATATTTGCAACTTCTGGACCGCAAACGAGGAAGTTTGCACCACCACGTAATGTCTTACGGTGGATGAGAGCTGAAACATCGTTGATTGTTTCAACAAGTGTTTCGTACCACATGCTTACGTTACCAGTGAAGTCTGGTGAGTATGTACCAGTGATTTCTACGCCTGAATCACGGTTAACGAATTTACCTGGACGGCGTGACCAGTACTTAACGCCAGCTGTTTGACCCTTGACAAGATCGTTCATGATTTCTTGATCGATTTCAAGACCGATTTGTTCTGACAACATTGAGGTCAATTCAACTTCTGCATCCAAGTTGTGGTATGCATTTAAGTCTTGACCTAATTCTGGTGTCCAAGCAGCCTTGAGCTTGCGTGTACGAGCAGTAATTGAGAAGCTATCAACCTTCAATTCAATTTCTGGAATTGTTGCTGAACCTTCGAATGTCCAAGGTGTTGCACCGGCTAGAGCACCAAGAGCGTGGGCACCAACGCTTTGGAGATTGTCCTTGATTGGGACTGTAATACCGTAATTTTGTGCTTCGGTTAGTTTACCGCCAGCATCGGTGATGTCAGAAGTTGCGACTAGAACAAGCTTAAGAGCCTTAACGCCTGAAGCTGTGCCGGTTGTACCGTCGATAATTTGTGTTAATCTACGGACGACCTTGAATGAAGTTGTTGAAACGCTTGCTGCTGGTACTTCGCCAGCAACTGCGGTGAATGAACCGCTGGCTTCAACAAATGTTGTTGCAAATACGTCTTGTACTGCCAATAGAGCATATTGTGAAATAGCTGTTAGTGGAATTTCAACTACCGCTACGTCTGTATATGCTGAATCGTTTAATAAATCGGCATCAAAACGTACTAGTTTCTTGCCAGCATCTGTTAGACCAGCAATCGTGGATGATGTTACAACGTTAACGTTTGAAGCTGATACTGCGCTTGAGTAACGGGAGGTGGTATAACCGTTAGCTAAATTGTAAAAACCTTTTTCAGCGTAATCAATACCATCTACGCGAACACCACCAGTAATTTCGCTGCCTAAACGATCACCAAAGAATGATGATGATACTTCAAAGGCTTTATCTTGTGAATTACCGATTGTTGTACCACGACGGAAATCCATGAAGAATACAAGACCTGATGGCAAGCTCATTGGTTGAACTGAAACTAGATCGTTTGCAATCAAACCAGCAAATACGCGGCGAACGATTGGGAACGCAACTGCTGCGAAACCTTGTACGTCACCACCAGCCATTGTGGTTGATTCTTTGAGTAATTCTTTAGCTTGGTTCTCTAAGAGAACTGCCATTGTGCTCTTTTGACGAACTGACTTTAGACCTTCTAATAGACCTGACTTTTCCCATTTGGAAACAACTGCTTCGGTTTCCTTTAACATGTTGCGTTCAACGACGCCTTCTGTTAATCTTTCTAACATTCCGTTTGACATTTTTAATCTCCTGTAAATTTATATTTACGTTTTTTAGGTTATACCTGCTAATTTTTTCATTCGTTCTGCGAATGGAATTTCTGCTTCTTCTTTTTTGCGTGTGATGAAAGGCGAGTTACCACGGATCAACGCTTCGCTAAGTGATTCTTTCGGTTTCTTAGAAGAAATACCCGACACCGTGCTTTGAAGCGTGTTATAGATGGTTTTAGCCTCTAAAACGCTAGTAGATTTGGAAATGTTTTCAACAATTTGGTCTTTTTGTCGCTCATTCAACGAGACATTTCCTAATACTTTGTTAGTATATAGTAATTTAGCATTTGAAATGCTTAATTTTTCAATATTTTCTTTTAATGAAAGTAAATTTTCTTCCATTTCTAGTAATTTTGACTTTAAATCTTCATTTTCTTCTATTAGCGAAGAACCAACTTCTAGGGCTTCATCTAATTTTTCTTGTAAATCAGACATTGCTTTTTCTTCTTCTTGACGGGCTTCAACAGCCTTTGCGTCTCTCGCAGCTGCGAGTTCAAGAACTCGTTGTTCGCGTTTTTGCGTTACAGTAGTACCCATATGACCATCACTAAGATTGTCAATATTAATATCTACTTTTAATTCTTCCATTAACTCATTAAGCTCTTCTTCAGAAATTTCAATGTCTTCAGACATTGGCGTTCTTTCCGCTTTTACAACTGGTTCTTTTGCAACTCTTTGTTGGGTTATTTTAGCTACGTTTTGTTTAGCCTTAGCTGCCTCTTCTTCTTCCTTGGCTGCTTTTAATTGAGCTGCTTGCTCTTCTGGTGTCATTTCTCCTTCCAGCTCTAGGTAAACTTGTTCTTCATATTCATCTTGCCCCTCAAAACCACGTTCTTTTCTCTTTTCTTCTGCTCTTGAAGGATCGATGAGCATTTCGTCAAATTCATATTCTTCTTCATTTTCTTCTAATTCTTCTTCGGCAAGAGCATCGGGATCAACATCACGCGCTCCAGCACCATATACTTCGTCTAATTCTTCATTTTCTTCTACAGACTCCATCATTGCTTCTGGTGCTGGTGCTGTTGGTACAGCAGGAGTTTCCGGTGTTGCTAGCATAGGTGAAGAAACACCAAGTGCTCCTTTTATTTCTTTTTTAAGTTGATCGAAGTTAATTACGATCATTTCTTCATCATCTCCCTCTAGAAAAGAAGAAGGAACACCATCAAAAGCTTTTTCTTTATCGTCTTCTGCCTCTAAGCCCATATCCATACCAGATGTTTCTGGTGTTGGTGTGGCTAAATTTGATGGCATTTGTGCAGCATCATCTTCTAAAGATGCGGCTTCTTGCTCTAACAATTTTTCAACAGATTGCTTGAATTCTTTTGAGTATTTTTCAATTAAATTAGCTTCCGCACTTTTTAAGGCGACCTCTCTCAAGGCTGTTGCATCTATAATAGCTTGTTCTAACAAATTTGACATTTATGTTTACTCCTGAGCACAGGAAAAGGGTACATTTTTTTAATAAATAGTGTAATCTATTATGAAATGACTTCTTATTGTTTTATTTCACTGGTTTGTTTAGTTTTAGAAGAAGGTTTTTTCTTTTTTGTCCTACCAATAGAGTCATTATTTAATTCTTCGTTGTATTTTTTTGAATTTCTCAAACGACGCATCTTTTTTTCTCTAACAAGAATTGATTTTTTTGTAAATCTTCTTGAATAAGCACTTTTTTCAAATAAAAACTGCAAAAGCGAGTCTTTACTGCATTCTTTGAGAAACTTTTTGATCAATTGGTCATTCGTTTCATCAGTTGGCTTAACGTGCGGAGGTAATTTTACTTCTAAATGTGCTGCTCTTGCCATAATACACCTTATTCTTTCTTGCCTTTTCCATTTAAGGCAGTTGATAGACCCTTCCAGATCTGTTTATTTTGTCCTAAAAGCCCTGAAATATCGACACCAGAGCCTTGAATACCTGGTAACACTGTTGCTTGAGGATTTAGATTTTCTACAATTTGTTCTTCACTGCCTTCAATTGGCATTGAACCTGCAAATGGGTCAAATCCATTCATTGAAATCTTCTGTAATAATTGCTTCTTGGCTTCTTGTAGTTTGTTTGGTTTATTTGGAACTGCTTGCTTCATAAACCGAGCTTCTTTTGCTTGATAAGACGACTCTTCTTCGCGGTTTTCTTTTACTACTTCACGCTGTTTTGTCTTAATTGACTCTTCAATTAATTTATTTAAACCTTGCTCATACAAAATCTCTGTTAAACATTCTTTGATTATAGGCTTAACAATTTTTTTTAAATCTTGTTTATTCATTTTAACCTCTAAATAGCTTGTACGCTAAAAGGACGATAATCGTTTACGTCTCTAATCATCCAAGTGTAGCCAAATTGGCTTGATGATATGGCTTGCAAAGTAATAAAATTATGTTGATCTGTTTCATATTCGTGACCAACTAAATTTTTATAATCTCTAACGGCATTTGTAATTAAATATGTACTAAAATTAGTGCTATTAGTTAATTTACCAGTTCCTACATAATCTGTATAATTTCCGCTTGAATAGGGATGAAATGTTATTTTGTGTACAGAATATTTCCCGCTAGTTGTAAATAAGCCCCCAGCAGATGCACTATACCCAATCGTATCATTTGAAGCTGTTCCAACATATGTTGCATTTATAAATGTAAACGTTTTGCCAAGATGTGTCTGGACTGGTGGCAAGTTTATAGACATGCTGATATCAGATACTGCGTATTCGGCACTTTTTAAATTTTCAAATTGACTATTGGCGTTAAAATAGGTAATGTTATTATAGTGAGGATCAAATGAAAAGTATACCGTTTTTTCATCTGCTTGCGGATTATAACTGGAGGTATTTAATAAAAATTTATATCCGTCAAGCGAAGCGGTATTGAACGTTAGTGTTATTGTAGAGCCGCTTCTTGATGTTAGAATTTCACCGGCAGATACAATGTCTGTGACATAATTTTGGCTTTCATCGTCGCCGCCAGATAATAAATCTTGACCATTAACAATAATTGTTCCTCCAGCTATCTCTAGTGAGCAATTATTTAAAAAAACTCCAGAGGATGCAGTAAATTTTGAATTAACAATAGTGTTATCTACTGAACTGCTGCCTAATATTACATTATTTTTAAAATCTGCATTTGCATAAACATAAAGATTGTCAACGTTCCCATCGTTGTGCTCTAGCGGTGTGCCAATAGTAAAAACATCTTTGGCGGTTGAAGCCATGTTTAAACCACCAGATACTGTGAGGGTAGTTAGTACTTTCATTAGCCGATGCCTGCTGATCCGCTATAAACAGCTCCAAGATCATAGCCAGTAATTCCTGTTAAACTAGCTGCTACAGAAGCGGAGAGAACTGTTCCATTGTCGCTTATAAGATAAAGATCCGTACATCTTACTCTTAATTCAATCAAAGGAATTCCTTGTGCGTTACTATCAATTAAATAATAATTTCCATTTTTTACACCATTTGAACTAAAACCAACTCTTAATTTTTCATTTTTTGTTAATAAGTGGATAGAAATTGCTTGTGTCACGCTTGGAAAAGTTATATGATTTGGTGTATTTGTAACAATCGGCGCAATAGTAGAGGTAACATATGGAACACCACTAATTTGATAATTACCAACATTTCCTAACCCTGCTTTTGGATATTCAAAACCTTGAATTGACATATTTTATTTTCCTATAATATCGTTTAGCAAACGATTCAATCTATCTGCCTTGCTGAATATTTTATTTATATCTCTTGATCTACTTTCTGCTAGTTCTTTTGGACCCATGAAAGCGCCCGGTGTCGATGGCTCTTGCACGAAATCGAAACAAATTAATTGAAAGTCTTCTTCAACTACTGTTTTGCCACCCTCTTTTCTAGTAGAGCCAAGACCGCGAGAGCTAATACCTAATTTTACACCACCTTTTACTAAATTTTTAAGAATATTACCAGATGGTGTATCTAATACTTTAACTTTGCCCATAACATTATTGCCTTCCCAAAATATTTTTGTTACCATGTGAGAAGTATTTTTTAAATTGATGACGGAGTCATCTGGATGGTCTAGCTCGCCTAAAGCCCTGCGCTCTTCTACTAATTTTTGATAATTATCAACTTCCCTCTCAAGAATTCTTCGTGGATAAACACGACCATTGCCGTTTTCTTGATCTGCTTTTTGCATAATCCCAGATAAGATTAAGCCACCTTCTCTAACAAAGACCTTTTCTTGTTCTGTCAAAAGATCTTGGCAGACTCCACCTTCACATAATTCAAAAAATTCTCTTAAAAGTTGTTTACTCATAATTTATTTTTCAATTTGAAACTTGTATGCCATATCTTCTAAAGCCGCAGCAGCCCCAGCTTCTCCACCAAGACCTTGATTCATTGCCAAATTTGCTGCTCTAAGTTTTTTATCCATATTTGCATCAGACATATAAAGATCTTTAACTTTTATTTTTTTTCCATAAGAATCTATGGTTTTATTCATTAAAGATCTAACGTTCTCGTCTTCACTTTGTGCTAAAGATTGTATAAAAGATTTAAGCTCTTGTGGGTTTGAGACACCTTTTTTAACAATAGTAGAAAAAGGAGTTGCTGGAGCCTTTTCAGCTGCCTGTGCTTTGTTAGAAACACCTAAACCGCCAGCAATAGCAGCTGCCGCTCCTAATCCTGCAACTTTCCTTCCGACACCGCGCGCTAAATCACCCATTAAGCCTTCTTCAAGCTCAGAGGCATCTACTTCTAATTCTTGTTCATCAAGAACTTTTTCTAATTCTTCTTTTATAAGTTGTTTTAAAGCATCTTTTGTAATTTTCATTTTATTATCCCTTGAGTTTATTAAGGAAGCCCCGTAGATTTCTCCACGGGGCTAAATACAGCTACCATTGCAACAACGTCTAACGGGTTGCAACATATAACGACGGATGTATACTTTTTCAGTATTCACAATAAATCACCTCCATTCAGTATAAATAGTGAAGTTTCATTGTTTCTTCACTTTTATTGTTAATCCGTCATCATCTGCTATACGAGATAACAGATACGATGTACCAGATGATATACATCCAGCAACAAACCAATTAAAACTTACGTCTATTAAAAGCCAATTAAATACTCCAACCCAAAAACCCATACACATTGGGCATTTAAAGAAATGATGTTGCGGTCTAATAGCATCAAAAATTTTGCCATAGACCGCGATCATTGTCATGCCATAACAGGCTAATATAAAAGTTAATAAAATCATTATCTTGAAAATTCGTGCGTCCCTTTGCTTGCACGCTGATGACCAGTTAATGTGTCACTGTATGTTCCGGGGGTGTCTCTTTCTCTTCGCTCTTTTTCGCGAGCCAACTCTAAGCTTTGTTCTGGGGATAATTCTCGACCCTTAGACAAAGATTTAGCAAAGCTAAGTCTGTCTTCTCTCTCTTGATCGGACTTTTCACGCGCTTCTTTTCCTGATTTTTCTTTCTGAAATTGTCTTTCTTTTTCATCAGCAGCTCTTTTTGTTTTCTCATCTGCATTCTTATACTTAATAGTTTTTTGAGATTCCTCATAAGTGCTTTGTAAAGCTTCTAGCCAAGCTTTTGTTAATTCTGCTCTTAATTCTTTATCAAAAAGCGCCTTGTCGGCTATTGCGGGAGTGTATTTGTCCCATTTGCCAGCTTGAATCGCTCTTTCCCAAGCTTGTTTTTGGCTAGCAGTTAAGCTACCTTTTTTTCCCATTTTTTTAAGACCTTGGAATGCGCTACTGCTTTCAAGAGCATCCATGACTTTTTCTTTTTTATTTTTTCCAAAAACAGCTTGTCTTGCTTTTGTTAAAAAACCCTCTTCCATTTCTTGCTCTTCGTTAATTTTTTGTAATTCTTCCTTGATAACTTCTTTTAAATATTCTTTTGTAACCTTCATTTTCATTCTCCTTATAAATAAAGAAACTTTTTAATAGTTATAGCGATAAATACCGCGAGTTGGGAAGCCATACTTGGGGATAGAGCCCTTGAATGGTTCTTGAGGAACTTCGCCAAGTTCTGTTGAGTTTTCAACTGATGGCTGTAGCAACTCTTTTTCCATATTATCTTCAAATTCTTTTTCTTGTGCAATGATTGGACGTTCTATTTCTAAATAGTTTGCAGCATTGTATATTACAACTTGTAGAGCATTTTCTCCACCGGGAGGCTGCGGCGTATAACTCGCTTGCAAGGAACCATAAACATTTCCGCCTGATACACTCTCTGGCAAGATAACTCCTTTTGAAGTCATGTATTTAATAAAATTTTCTTGCGCCCTATAGACATGTTCGTCTGCTTCTTCTTTTACTAAAGCCATGATTTTATTTTTTTGTGGCATGACGATAATATTAAAATGTGGATGCTCATTTAAGACATAATCACCAGATAATGTTCTGGACATTTTTACTTCTTTTTTTATACCAGTTTCTTTATCCTTTATGAAAATTTTTATCATTATTGATTTACCTCATGGACAAATTGTTGAATTTTTAATATTTTTTGCAACATGTCCTGTGATAAGTCCTTTACGTCTTTAAAGCTATTCAAAAATTGTAAAGTTTTCTTAGTTGAATCAACCATATTTTCATCAGATCTTATCTCTTCTTTATCCAGAGCTTTTATAACATTCTCTTTTAATCTTTCTAATTCTTCGTTTAGAAAAATTTTGAATTCTAAACCATTATTTTGAAAAGAATTAACATAATTTGTTAAAAATTCTTTTTGTTCCGAAAGAAGACCTTTATATTTTTCATTAAATTTATTAGTAAAAGTTTTATAAATTAAATTATCCATAGGTTGCAATGAGTTTTTTTGTTTTTCCTCTTTAATAATTTTAATTTTATTTATTAATGTTTGCTCTAGTAAGATCTTTTCTTTTGGTGGTGTAGAATTATTAAAAATCTGGTATATTGTTGCTAGATCTTTATAGTTTGGCACAAAAGAATCATAGATTTTAGCGCCTAATGTTTTATTTATCTTATTAATTAAGTTTGTCTGTTCATTAAAAATAGTTCTTTTATCTATTTTTTCATATCTTGACTCTATTTCTTTTACAAACTTTTCAGCCAAATGCTCTTCAACTGAATTTTCTTCTAAAGAGCGGTAAAGTGTGAGTTCTTTATATAATTCAGACTTGGGATTAAAATGTTCAAGAATAATTGTCTTTATAGTTTTTATCTTTTCAACGTCTTTTTCTAAAGCACCACGGGTTGCTTCACGTAGTAAAACTTCGTAAAGAAAAGCGGTATTTCTTTTCTTATTATGTTTCATTTTTGTTTTCTCCATCAACTTTTTTATTTAGTAAAAACTTATCAAAATTGTTTATTTTTTCTTGAACTTCTAGAAGTAATAATTCATCTTTTTCAAAATGATCTACTGTTTCTGTAGTCATAATACCTCTAGAAATGCTTCCCATACCTTTCATACCTTGGATAACACCAGTTATTCCAGGTGATCCAACTTGCCCACCAGATTGAGCCGACATAGACCTCTTTCTAGCGCCAGAGGAATTTTGTGAAGAAGCAACCTCTTTATATACTGCTCCATTCCATCCGGGTTTTGTATAGTATCCGTCTTCACGGCGGGCGGGGGCTGCTAGTAATGGCGACTCTTTTCCTGTTTCACCAGTTGCTGGTGGTGCTTCTCCAGCAGCAGGAGCGGCTGGAGCTGGAGTTTCACCAGTTGCTGCTGGAGCTGTTTCTCCACCGGCTGGAGATTCGCCAATACCGCCCAAACCACCTCCACCGCCTGCCGCGCCGCCTTCAGGAACCTCGCCGCCTGCGGCTTCTAATGATTTAGTGAACGCAGCATCATAGAATAATTCTCTTTGAACTCTAACAAATTCTTGTTCTTCAACTTTTAAAATATTTTGAAATATATAGCGCTTGCTGAATCCTTGCTCTTTTGCATTTCCAGCAATTGCTAGTTGTTTATCTAAATGCTCTAATTCTTGTAATTCTGCTAATTTTGATGGATTGTGTAGGCGAAGACTAAAATTGATCAAATCGTCGTTGCGGAAACCAAGGGTATAGAGATGGATCATGCCAATTTTTTCTAATTCATTAATAACGATCTCTTGTAATCTTTGAATTGTTCTAGCAAAACGAATATCTTTTTGCGCTAACATTGTTTTGTCTTCTGCTGCACCTTCTCCGCGAGCCAAATATGCTTGTGGGATCTTTAAAGCAGAGAATAACTTATCTCTTAGATACTTAACGTCATCAATATCGCCTACGAAATTACCGCCAGCTAATGTATCAATTGTTGTACCACTTGCTGTTCCACGAACTGGTATAAAATAGTCTTCATCGATACTCATAGGATTGTAACGAAGATCGACACGACCAGTAGTTGGATCAACTATTTGGTTACGCTTCATTTGAGTAATAACTTTTTGCATATATTGCTCAACATCTTGAGGTGGAACATTTCCAACATCAATTTTGAATACACGGCGGTCTGGGGCGCGAACAATACGATAAGCCATCATAGCATCTTCTAGTAATTGAAGCTGACGCCAAATACGACGCGCTGGTTCTAGGATAGAAGTACCATATGGGCTATATTTATCTTGTCCTAAAATACGAAAATGAGCTATTTGCCAATTTTCAAAGGTCATCTGAGCACTGTTCCATTGGAACTGCACATAGTTTGGATTAGTTTCGTCTTCGCCTTCTAGTCTTTCTACTTCTGGTGACGGTAATCCCAGAACGCTTTTAATTCCAGTCTTTTCGTCAATATCTAAATATAAGAAAAAATCACCAAATTTAACCATTGTACGGCACCAACCATACAAATTTTGTTTAATATTTAATGTTTTATAATATAAATTATTTAATACTTGCTTAATTTCTTCATTTTTGCAGCTAATTGACAGCAAAGGTCTAAATTGATTAAATGTTGTCATTTCATCTGCATAAATATCCATAGCAGATGCAATCTCTGGCATGAATTCCATTTGATCGAAGTCGCTGTAACGTTCGGCGCGACTTTGGTTAGCCATGATATTGCTTTGAATTGCTTCAAACGGATTATAGCTTTTCTTTTTAAAACTTTGTCCACTTGTTGAAGTAAATTTAAAGCGATCTAAATCTCTGCGCTTGAAACGAATTTGCGATTGCTGGCGATAGTTTACTAATGGACCAGAAAACAATCTTGTTAAGGCATTATAAAGAGGTGACTCTTGATTTTTTGGATTGTTTTTAGATAAATCTTTTTTACCATAAATATTTGTATTTTTTGTTCCTGTAGCCATTTTTTAACCTTTTATCAACCAAGCAAAATCTTTATAAATATTTTGTTGTTGTTGAAGTCTTTGCTGATGTTCATAGTTTTGCATCCCTGGGATGCTTGTATTCAAGTAGCTTCTAGATTTTCCAATTGAGTTCAAGAATGCCCTAGAATATTCTAAATTTCTTTCGTTGTTTATTATAGCCGTATCTCTTACCCAGCATGCTATAGCAAGAGACATTATTAAATCATCATTATAGCCTTTTTGCGCTTCTGGACGACCATTATTCCATATGAATGTATCTAGCTCATTTAATGTTCTTTGCGAAATTATGTTAATATTTTTATTTCTTACGAATTCATCAAGTTTAGCTACGATCAACGGACGTGTTTTCATTGTCGTCGTAAACCCCGGAACGCTATTGCTATTATACTGTGCAGAAGTATTATCAACAAAATCATGAGATGCTTTAGCGCTGTAATAAACGTTTGGATATCTCATATCTACTAGTTTAGTAATCACAGAATAACCAATATTGTTGTTTTCTACAACAACCATGCAACCACCATATTCTAACCCAGTATCATAAATTAGTTTAGCAAAATTATCAGGATCTATCTTGCCTTGATATTCTGCCACTTGCTCCATGTTTTTTATATCAATAATATGAAATACCGAATAATCTTTACCATCACCTCTTGCAACGTCGGCGCTTAAAAGGTAGCTACCGCCAGCTTCAAAAGTTTTCCAGATATGCAAGTTTCTATCAATATATGTTTTGTATGAAGGCTCTTTGGAGACATTTTTCATTCGATTGATATCGTCAGCATTAATGACTGTCTCGCCAGATTGATTAAAATTACACTCAAATTCCTGAGCAATTTGACGTTTGCTCATATTCTTGGTCATATTCTCAAACCAGCGGTCATCATACTCTGGATGTAATGTCCAAGGTAATTTTGTAGGTTTAAAATTATTTCCACCAGCTTCAGAGTCTATATAGGTTTTATGAAACCAATTTCCAACGCCATTAGGAGTCGAAAGAGCAATGCACCGTCCACCAGTTGAAATAGTTGGTAAAAGACCTGTCCACAGATCATCCATGTCATCAACGAATGCAGCTTCGTCAACAATCAAAAGACTTAGGGCTTGACCACGACCAGCATCTTTACTGGTTGGAGTGCCTTGGATTTTTGAACCATTGCTTAGTTCAAATGTTGTTTTATTATTAACAGTAGTTGTTGCTAATTTTAAAAAATCTGGAACTGAATCGATAATATCTTTAACTTTATCAACAATTTCAATAGCAGTTTTTTGTTTTGTTGCCATAACAAGAATATTTTTCTCTTTATGAAACAACATCATCCAAGAGCAATAGCCAGAAACAATGGTTGAAATACCCATTTGACGGCTTTTTAAAATTATATTGTATCTGTGATCATGAAAGTCATTTAATAATTGTTTCTGGAAGGCGAAAGTTCTAAATGGGATAATTCCGCGCTCCTGATGAACGATTTTTGCATAATTATCTAAGAAATAAGCAGGATCGCGCCCGCATTTAATAATTTCACTTCTAATTTCTTCTTTAGATAATTTGTAAGACATATCATGCGCCTATCTTCTTATTTATTCTACTTTTGCTCTTGTATTCATTAACCAACGTTTTGAAATATCAGCCATGCGCTCTTGTTCTGAGTCGTAAACTTTTTCACCAGAACCATCAATATCAACATTACCAATTTTATAAACTTGAACTGCATTAACATATGCAGTTCTACGATTAGCTGTTTGAACCATAATTTGAATATCGCCTTCTTCTGTTAGAGAGAGAGCAGATTTTGTAGCTTTACGATATTCTTCTTTAAGGTGTTTTGTAATTTGCTTAACTGTATCACGTGTATCGGTTTCAAAATTTTTATTATGAACTCTTGTTAGAGGTTCTTCGCTATGATACTTAAGAATTAAACGATCACCTTGGAACTGTACTCCAAAGCCGTCCATCACTCTTGGGTCATAAATTGAGCAACCTTGTATTAAATCCTGAGTTTCTCTCTTAAGACCAAATTCAGCGCCGCCGTAGTGCTTGGCTTTTAGAGCGTCTTGAATTCCTGTTATAACTTCTAAAATACTAGCCATCTTTTTTACCCTCTAGCTCGCATATATAACATCTATAACAAGCTTTAAATTTATTTAAGTATAAATCATCTCGTTTATTAAAAGAATATTTTTTACAAAGCGAACATTCTTTTTCTGCAACTTTATTAATTAGTTTCTTTGGTAATAAAACCCCATCAACTTCGACTTTTTCTCTAGTTTGTTCTGAAAGATACTTCTTGTTTAAGAATTCTTTTTGCTGCTCTATGTACTCTTTTTCTTTCACTTCATCCCAAAATTGTTTTGGATTCTGGGTTGCAAGATCGCCATATTTTTCTTTTACTGCTTTTTCTAGAGCTTGAATATAGTTTAGGTCTTTCATTTAACAACCTCAACTGCTACATAAAACATTGCAATTGATACTGCAAAACCAACAATCATTCCGCCTATTAATTTAACTGTTCCCCAATTTGCTTCATCTTGTAGACTTGCTATTCTGTCTTGCCTAATTTTTAAGATACTTTCATACATTTCTTTGTTTATATTAAGTTCTATTTCTTTCTTTTTAGTTAGTGTTTCTATATCTAAATCTTTCTTTTTAAGTTCTGTATCAAAGTGTAGTTTTAGTTTACCTAATTCTTTTTCTCTTTCCGTTATTAGTTTTACCATAGCGTCTTTATGCAATAGAAATCCATCAAAAGGAGCTGTTTCTTGCTCCTTAAGCTCAACATAATCGCCCTCGCCATCGTCATCAACATCTACTTCTTCAGCAAAGGCTGGCAGTGCCGTCAAATAAGCTGACAACACAAATATTGCTAATAACTTTTTAAGTAAGATCATCTATCTTCGCGGTCCTTTCTTTTTCTTTTCCTTTAATCCAAGTGTTGCAGCTGCCTCTTTCTTTACCTCTTTAATATCGGCTTTTTTTAGCTTCTCAGCCTTTTCTTTGAGTTCTATTTCTAATTTTGCTTCTTTCTCTTTCTTTTCAGCTTCCAACTTAGCTTCTTTTTCTTTCTTTTCAGCTTCTAGCTTGGCTGTTTCTTCCGCTAGTTTCTTAGCAGCCTCTTCCTTTGCTGCTTCTTCTTTTGCTTTTTGCTCGACTTCTTGCATTCCAGCTTTAACGTGTTCACGCCAAGCAACTGCTCCAACGGCTAAACCAGCAATTAGTAACCCGACCAATAGTTTAATTTTCATCCATAATTCTCCTGCAATAGTTTTAACTTGTTCCATATTATTTACCTGCTCCCTTCCACTTTGTGGCTAAATCAGCAAATCCTTCAACGCCTACATATCCTAAAGATATTGCGGTCCATTCATCTGGCGTAATTTTTCCTAATCCTAGAAAAACACAAGCGGTTACCCAAACTAAAAGTTTTCTAGAGATAGCTTTTGCTGTAATAATGTCTAAAACGCCTCTATCATTTTCTTTTTCTTTCATTTCTTTTTTTACTTCTTTTTTCATATCTTCTATTATGCCCATAAAATTTTTCCTTATTGGTCAATATGCGCGTATCCATTTATCTTTTCGATTGAAATTTGCATATCAACACAATCTTTTAAGCTGTCTAAGTGTGAAATAAGTATGACAGTTTTGAAATATGTCTTAATTAGTTCTAAGATACGTACAAAGCCATCCATATTTTCTTCGTCTAGAGCAGTTCCTGGTTCATCTAGAATGAAGATATCACCTTTTGGAAGCGTTGTTACGCTCAAAAGTGCCAATCTTATTGCTGTTGATGCAATTGTTTTTTCTGCACCGCTTCCCATTTCTAACGGACGAGCATCATATTTGGGATGTTTGATGAAAATATCAAGTTTGTCATCGTCGTTCTCAAGATAAACTCCAAATTCTACAATATTTGTTAGAATTTTAGCAATTTCTGCGTTGATCTCTGGCAGCTTTTGCTTGATAATCTCATAAGAAATACCGCTTGGATGCATACAAGCCTGAAAAAGGTCATATGCGGCGTATTCCTTACGCAAATTTTCAAGATCAGTCTTTTGCTTCTTTAGGATCTCCACTCTTTCTGTTGCTGAACCATTTTTTCTATGAGCTTCGATGATTTCTGCCTCACATCGCTTGAGATCTTTTGTTGAAGAACTAAGTTGAAAGCGGCAAATTTCACGATTGTTGAATAATAATTGGCAGTTTTCAATAGCTTCTCTGTTATCGTTGTAATTTTTGATTTTTTGTTCATATTCTTCAACTTGTTTGCTAGTTTTTTCAATGGTAACATTGTTTTTTTCAATCTTTAGCTGGTTAAGGCTAAATTGTTTCTCGCTTTCGATCTTTTTTTGAGTAATTTTTGCTTGTTTGTTACTTAAGTCTGTTACTTTTTTGTCTAATTCATCATATCTTTCGTTTAAGTTGCTCAAATCTAACGTTTTTTGCTCAACTTTGTCCTTTAATTCTGGATAAAGCTTCTTAGATCCAAATGCATCTTTGATAAACTTGCAGCTTGGGAATGTATCACCGCATGGAACGCTCTCTAATAGTTCTAATTTATGCTTCGCACCGCTTAATTGAGCAGAAAGCGCTGAGATTTCTTTCTCTAGAGGAATAATTTTCTTGTTTAATTCTTCCATTTCGGCATCGCCGCTAGTAATTTCACTAACATCTATCATTCCAAGAAGTTCATTGGCTTTAGCAATAACCAATTCAAGCTTTGTATTCTCAATTAATAGAGAATCGTTCTCTAGCTTTAGAGATTTAACTGATGCTTTTAGCTTTTCTGCCGCATCAATAGTTGCCCCAATATCAATGATCTCAGCGGGGACGCTATTAATGGCTTTATTCAGTGTACAAAGCTTTTCATTCAAGCTATCAATAGAAAGTTTGATGCTTTCGGCTTCGTCAGACTTTTGTTTTACGAGATTATCAGCAGCAACAACTTCTAATTCAGCCGTTGCAATATCTCTATCATAGTTATTGCCTTCAAGTTTCTTTAGAAGGCTCTTAACTTCTGATGATTCTTCTTTTGCAAGCTTATATTTCTTCTCAAAGTTCTCTAGATCAAGGAATTTAGCAAGGATTTCTTTACGCTTTGTAGAACCTTCGCCAATAAATGACAAATAACCAAACTGACTTGCCATAGAAGTCAAGAAAAAGTCATCAATTGTTCCAAAAAAACGACGAATATTCTTGTCCGTATCATTGCGGGCAAGACCATTTAGTGATTCACCGCTTGTGGTAAACTCAACATCAGTCTTTGCTTCTGTAGTTGTTACACCTTTGAGCTTTTTCGTATATTTTTCTGATGTTCGCTTGATAGTATAAAGCTCATCGTCAATTTCAACCTCTACTTTACCAGCGCCTTTATCACGATTTTGGTTAATAACGTTAATATTCTTACGATTGTTCTTTGAGGTTGTGTTATAAATGGTGTATAGGAGCGAATCAACCACAGAACTCTTGCCGCTATAGTTTTTTCCAAAAATACCAACGATTCCTTCTAGGTTTTCAAAGTTAATTTTGTTGCTTTCGCCATAATTGAATAGATTATCCCACTCAAGAGTCTTGAGTTTCCAATTAACGTTACGCAATACCTCTTCATTCTCTTCAAGATATGAAGAAAACTTCTTGTTTAGAGCTACAACTTTATCCAAAACAACATCTTCTGCTTTGAAATCCTTTAGATAATTACGGATAAGCTTCTCTTGGACAGAAAGATCTCGTAAATTCTCGCTGTGCGTCACGACATTTGATACTAATTCGTGATCGCTAGCGCTTGCTGTAGCTTTATTTACGAACGTAACGCTCTCTGGGCTGTATTTGCTTTTAACAACCTCTGTAGCCTTCTTAATTTTGTCTAATGACACACTTTTATCCGCAACAATGCGGATACGTGCTCCATTTTTCACAGAAACTTCTGGAACTTGTCCGTTTTCATCAAGAATAACTGTAAAAAATGGTCGCGGATTAGGAATTGCATAGTGTTTGCAGCTGAATTTATCCTTACCTTCGATATCCCAGATCAAAAAGCCCTTATCATCTGTTTCACCAAAGTTTTGTTGCACGGTAGAGCCTGGATATCTTACTCTTCCTTCACGATCTAATACTTGGTTTGTCTTGTGGATGTCGCCAAGCATTGCAAAATCGTGTCCAGCGAAGATATCTACCGAATAATCTCCGTGTTCCATAACATAACCAATGTCGGTTTGGACACCGGCAACTGATCCGTGGAAAAGAGCAACGTTAATCTTGTTTGGATTACTAGGTTTGACCCAATTTTTCTCGTCAAACACGCTCATGACGTTAAATGAAAGCTGTTCGTTTACAGAAATCTCGCCAGCGTCTTTTAAAAGGTAAAGATTTTGTAAGTTTAGAGCTTTTACGATAGGCGTAATTGCATCTTGACGGCTATCGTTTCGTAGGTTGCCATCATGGTTGCCGAGGATAATATAGGTTGGGGCGATAGAGGCAAGATTTTTGAAGAAATCACCAGCCATTTCAACGAATTCGGGTGAAATTTGCGTCTTTGTGTGGGCAATATCGCCACAATGAACGATGTAATCTACGCTTTCCGAACGCAAAATATCGTACATTTTGTTGAAAACTTCACGATATTCGTCGTGAAATTTAAGATTTTTGATATGTGTATCTGCTATGTGAGCAATTTTCATTTATGCCTCATAAAAAAGTCCCGCTAGGGACACTAACGGGACCAGTATACATCAGCTGTATATTCTTGTCTAGGGCTGTATTAAATTCTTAGTGTGCTTTCTTGTATCTTCCTGACCAGAGCTTGCGGCGGCATTCATTGGCTTTCTTAAAAATTCTGGATCTTGGTCAACATCTGGGTCGTGATCTATTCTTGGAAAGTGGGCAAATGCGTTTATATTTCTTTTCTTACCACCAGTTATTTTTATAATTTCATTGTGTATTTCATTACAACGAATATAAAAATTTTGGTCTATCTCTTCCGAATCTAACAGGTCAATAGCCTTATTTGGCGTAACACCAATCATTTCAAGAGATTGAATTAAATCCTGTATAAAATCTTGTTTATTAGCAGGATCATCCATACCATCTCTTGCTTTTACGAATAAGTGAATAACTTGTTGCTTAATTGGATCACCATAAAGAACTTTTCTTACTTCTTCTTTTATTAATTGTTTTATAAAACTTGTTTTAATTTTCATAGGTTTGCCAACTTATTTAAGAGAAAATAATCTTTTCCATTAATTAGTTTAGCGTTCCGTTTGCATTCCAAGAATTGTTCGTGTGACATATCACCAACATCCATACCATATGGAATTGGAACCTTATAAATTTCTGCGTCATATTGCAGTAAATCAAGAATCAAACGTTCTGCTTTCTTTTCGGCGTCTGGGTCTAATGCAATATAGATCGCTGGGTCGTGCTTTATGATATCTCTGAACAGCTTTGAGCTTTCGCGCATCGTAGATCCAAGGATTGGAATAGCATTACGCGCTTTAATTGCATCAAAAACGCCTTCTACGATTGTAACATCGCTGCTCCAATCAACATAAAGTTCATTAAATACCAGATCTTTGCTTACATCGGGGTTTTTATACTTGGACCAGCCGCCGCCATCATATCGTCTGCCGACGTAATAATTGATTTTACCTTCATTATTGAAGGATGGAATGATGACGCGATTTTCATATTCTCCAGAAACTGCATATCCCATCTTCCAAAACATGATATCTTGCTGCGAAATACCACGTTCACGCAAATATCTACGCACTGGTAACGAAGTTAACGATTGATCCCGATTACAAAGCGTTTGAAACTCTGGTGGAAGTTCTGGAAGTATTGTTTTTTCTTCTGTTGCATCTGGTGCATCGAAGATTTTATCGTAATCTGATATTTCAACAATTCCGTGAAGTTCATTCCAATCGCGATTATGACTAAAACTGCCATAGCGAATGACAATTCTGCGGATAGTAGAGCCATTCCAATCACATACCCAACATTTAAACTTATCTTTTGATAGATTGATGCTAAGTTTTTTCTTATGGTGTTTACACTTTGGACAAAAGAAAAGATGCTCATTACCAACGCGATTGTAATCGCCTAATATTTCTTTTAAGATATTTAACTTTTTTGTTTCTGACATAGAATATAGCCAGCCTTTGCAATCACATAACTATCTGCACGGTCATATGTACCGGGCTTTGGATTACCATGAGCAGTATACTCTACTTTAAATTTGGGTTCAAGCTCTAAAATTTTCTTCAGTACCACTTCTTTTGCATTTTCACCTTTTTCAACTTTAATATCAAGTTTTTTACGGGCAGAAGATGCTCCAATGTATTCAGGTTCAGTTTTAAAAACTTCGCAGCATATCCAACTTACTATACCATTAAATTTACCGAGCGTCAAGATGACTTGTGCGCTACTTAAACCTGGTCGAAATGCATTAAGGGATTGTTCAATATAAACGTCTTTAATGTTATATAAATTTTTTATCTCTATTAAACGTTCCTTTACAGTTTGGGCTTTTTTGAACATTGAATCTAATTTTCTTAGATCAATCATTTCATTATGTAAAATATGACCATCTTCTGTAAGAACAGTAAAACCAGTTATTGAAGTACTAATATCAAGTCCTAATATCATAAAAAAGCCTTTATGTTATAGCTGTCCAGCTTGTACCATTATGGAAATACAACGTTGTGCCGCTTACAGCCATTAACCCTAACGAACCAGCGGGTAACGTTGTATATGGAGTTAATTTTACCAAAGAGCTTATCAATTGTGCAGACCCAGTTAAAGTAATATTTTTGTTTGTTTCAATAGGATATTGATAATCTAATTTGGTATTTGCAATATTTAGGCGATTATCTATTTTTGCCGTCTCAGCCGTAATAATGGGTAATTGGGAATAAAAATAATTTTTATCGTCAGCGCGGAAATCACCATTTGATCTATAATTTGCGCTGCCAGAAGTTGCAAAAAGTGGATTGTAATAAGATATTCTAATATCACTTCTAAATGAAGCAATAAAAGGTGTTGTAATTGCGCTATAAACATTTCTTAAATCTAATACGGAGTTAATATTTAGGTTACATTTACCATTTAATAGCATTAGATAATCGGAATTGCTTGTACCAGATAGAGAGGAAGTCGAATTAACCGCTCCAAATTCTATGAAGGTATTGTTTGTCGCATTTATAAATCTAAAAAATGGTCCATGCGCTGTCATTGTTGAAACTAAATTTAAAAATGACTGATTATAACCATCAAAACCAATACTTTTATAGTAAACTGAATCGTTTGGATTTGACCCAACCACTGAACCATATAGAGAAACTCTATCGCCTGATGCTTTGCTGCTAATCATTTTTCTTGGTAGTGTTACGCTGTCGCAAGATGTAAAACTAAAAGAACAATTATTAGTAAACGCAGATCTAAAATCTATAATAGGAACGCTAACAAACGAAAAATTAATATTTTCATAATACGAAGTCACTGAATAGAAAGAATCAACTTGGCTGTAATTAGAGTAAATTGTTGCGTCTATTGAACTTGAAACGTAAGAAGACTGCATAAATGTTTTTGGACCAATAATTAATCTTGCGCCAAGCGTATTAATAATATTACAAAAAACAATACGGATCTCATCGTTAGAATACGATCCATATCTTGTTTGTAAAGTTGATCCAATTATTTGACCAGTTGCGCTTTCATCAATCGCTCCAACTGGATGATAGATTGAAGAAAAGAAATAAGTGTCGTTACCATCGCCTTCATTTTTTGTTAAGTTTAGATTTATGTTCTTAAACTCAATAGTTCCTTCATTACCAATGCTCCTGAAAAAACCATTTACTTCAGTTACATTTTTTGTTATAAAATAATCGTTTCTGCCAAATAACGAAGCATAATTTGTATAAGATAAATGTACTGTGCTGCCGGAATTACCAGTGATCAAAAGATCATTGGCTAAAGGATTGCTGATCCTGTTGAGATAGTAGCCTTTTAAAGAATTATTAGCTGGGGGTGTTGCAAAATTTAAAGTAAGTGATCGAAAACCGTTTGCATCACCAGAATCGGGATCTGTTGATGTCTGCGAAACTGGGCTTAAGTTTTGATAAACAGTCTCTTTAGCTCCTTTTAACATCATTAAAAGATTACTTTTATTGCCAGAATATCCTTTATTGAAAATATTTACTTTTTCGCTATATGTACCGCTTGCAATATTAATCACAGTATGAAACTGAACTCTCGTAGCGGCTGAATTGTTATATGGAG